ATGCTAATAAATAATAATAACAATAGAATAAACGATCCAGCGATGTATGCACCGTACAAAAACACGTTTGAAGCGCAGCTGCGATGCAGTCAGTCGGGTGACCCCTGCAGCTCCAACCAGCAATGCCGCCCGAACTGTGAACAACCTGAGCGCCACAATCCAATGTTTTGTCTGGGCTCGCCGTACCTGAAAGAGCGAAACATGGGAACGTGTTACCAACGGTGGGCGCGTCAGGGCGATGCGTGCGTCGTCGGTCAGTACCCCCACTGCCAAACGCACAACGGTGTACCGCTGTACTGTCAGCAAACACTGGATGTCGACTCGCGGCCCAACAGCGCACCCACGTTCGCGGCGCCGTACGTCGGTGAAGGATTTTGCATGCCACGTCCACAGCGGTAGCGTCACATCAACAAAAATTTATTTATTATGGACAGACGCTACCACGGCACCACAAACATGTAACCATAAGTAGTGTCCATCAATACGAATAAACAAAATGCTATCTTCACTATTTGGATTTTTGAAACAAAGTTTGTGGGGGAGTACGCCGTTGAAAGTTTTCGATCCATGTGCCGAAGCGCACGCGCGCGCACTCGCACAAACACCGCCTGGGAGTCCAACAGCAAAGTCGACTACGCACTCGCCAAAAGTCGACGAGATCATTTACGTCCTCGCCCTTGAGAACAACAAGTACTATGTGGGGAAAACATGCAACCTCGCCCGACGCCTCGACGAACATAACAATGGCAACGGGGCGGCGTGGACCAAGCTGTATAAACCTATGAAATGTTTGGTCACGCATGTCAGCAGCTCCAGGTTCGACGAGAGCGCGGTGACCAAAGAGTGGATGCTCACCAAGGGCATCGACAACGTGCGCGGCGGTGCGTACAGCCAAGTGCATCTGTCCAAGACCACACAGAGCTGTCTGCTGCAAGAACTGTGGGACGCAGAGGACAAATGTAGAAAGTGTGGCTCGAGTAGTCATTTCGCCGCGTTGTGCAACGCAAAGGGGGGAGTCGGCGGGGGCGATGACGTGGAAGCGCGGCCCGTGAAACGAGCAAGGTACGGGAAAAAGTGGACGCCGGAAGAGGAGGCGGAAATATTGCACCAGATTACAGAGAATGTGTCGCTGGACCAAATCGCGCTGGAACACGATCGGTCTGCTGGCGGCATTCAATGGCGTCTGCGTAAAATTGGCATTGATATCATGGAAAACGAAAAGATAACAGCGGAGGAGGCGGCGGAGCGCGTTCGACTACCTGTGGCAATGCTGCTGACGAACAAGTATAGACGCCAGTCTAAATAAGCTACATTATATATAGTACCTAATTTTAAAACGTACAAATATACCAGCGCGGCACCCGTTTTAATTCAGTACTGCAGGGGCGGTCCCCAATTCGCTTCAAATGAGTGCGGTGAACTTTGAAATAATCCCGCCTCAATTATCAAGCTACTGGGCGGCCAAACTCAAACCGTAACGATGTCACAAGCAGACATCGTGGTCAAAAGCCGCACTTATTATGGCGTGTACCGAGTTTTCGGGCTCGCAACGAGCGCAAATGCGAGCGTAAGCGTTGCAAACATATCTGCAAACATTCTTTTTTACTACTTAAAATGAGGTACTACCAGCATAGGACGTGGTATTATTTTTGATCTTTAAATCGATAACATCTACGATTTCCACACTGGTAATAAAACAAGTTGTGTTTACAGCCGCCGCATTCAAACGAAACGCGGCTTTCGTGACGCTGTAAACAACCCGGTCCGCACAGGTCTGGATGCGTGAGTGAACTTTGCGCCTCGGTATTCACATCTCCTACTTGCGTGGCCGCTTGCTTCTGTGTGTGTATGAGTTGTACGGCCACTCGTTCCTGCGCGTCTTTTGCCTGTTGCGTCGCCTGATATGCCAGGTCGACGGCAGCTTGTTCGGCCGCGTAACGGACACAACAAGACGGACACCTTGCAGTTTCAATCCACGGACAACTAACGCCGACTTTCATCCGGTATTTATCGGTGCTTGTAAGTGCGAGCTGCCGCAGCTGGTCCCCGTACATTCGATTAAAGCCATTTAGATTTCGGTCCGTGATGACGTACGGATACGGAAGGTCTTGGTCACAGTCACAACACTCTAGCACGAGTTCGCGGTGGTCGCGCTGAGCCGCCCGCGCAGCCGCCCCGTAGTAATCCACACACTGTCCGTTTGGCGTGTAACCTTCTACGCACGCAACGGCTTGGCCAGGATAATGCCGAAAAAAAAACGATTGCACTTTATGTACCAGGACCAGCCACTGGCTGCATGAATCACACTTGTAATTTTTGTTTCCGGCTATTGCGGACCCCGCCGAAACGTAGTAGCCATTCTCGTCGAGAGCGTATTTTACCTCGCGCGTGTTCGTTTTGTGTTCTCGGGCGACTCTGGTCATGGTAAAAAAAAATGACAATTTTGAAACAAATAAAAAAACCCAGCTTAAAAAAAAGTGAAAACTTTACAAATCTTTATTTGGATTTTATCGGTGTCGTATAATATAATTTTCTTAAATCTTGGTAGTCGGTACAGTGCACCACAAAAAAATATATCAGAATGCATTATGAGGAAGATAACTCAATGGAGGAAGATATAGACATGTACAATCGTTTAATAGACGAACAAAATGAAGAGCAACCCGAAACCCGAACCAGAACCCGAAACCGGATTTGAAACAAGGCCACTTTCCGCACGAGGGCCACCACGTCGACTTAGACGGTGTCGTAGTAGACGTACTTCTTCATACGCCGCCGTCGACGCCGATCCTTGATCACGAGGTCGATGTGATTTGAGACTTTACCACCGTTGTTTCGCATCAGACCTTGTTATCGGTCGCCGACGAGATCTCACAGCGATGGATCGCGTGGCCCTACCAGTTCACTGTGGACTCGCTCGTGCCGTGTGCGTATAAGCTGTACTGCCGGGAGTTCAACATCAACGACAACCCGGTTGTTGTGCTGGACGCGGAAGTGGAAACGCGCGAGCGAGATTACACACTTTTTGTCCGTCAAAAGCTACTTTTTTACGTTTTACTGTAAAATTTCACGTCGCCACCGCCAACAATTATCACGCGCGTACCTCCAAATACCTATTATTTTTTTTTCGTTTTTTGTGTCTTCATTAATAAAAACCAAAATTAGTATTGTGGTACTACTTAGTACTCCATTAACCAAATGAAATGTAAATGCAGCGCGATCACAAAGTTGAACGCCAAGTGTAAAAACTGGACACGCATGAATCACATTTTATGTCGTAAACATAGCAAACAGCAGCATATGTTTTCGCTTGTGCAGGCGTCCAGACTGGCAGTGACAACCGACACGCTAATGAGCGATGTGGTGCACGCAAACTTTCGTCTGGTGCGGCTGGTGCGCCGGTCAGCGGATAAATACAACACAGCAGAGGACGAAGTGAACGACGCGCTCGTCTGCGACGACCAAGATATCCGCACGCTAGGAAAGCTGTTGGTGCAGCTGAAAACCAGCTTGCGCAACGACGACGAGAAGCTGTCCAACTCCGTGTTCCTCGTGCTCGGCATGTTGATTTTTTTCGCCAGCTTCAAATTTGAGCAAACGGGCGTGGATGTAAGTGTCGGCGACGTGTACGACACGCTCGACTACGCAGAAACCCCAAATGTGTCGAGGCGCCGCTTTATCGTCCTTTTTTTCAAGTACGGCACCGCGAATGTGGGGATCGTGCGGAACTCCGGCAGTGATGAGACGCAGACTTTGTTGCCCGCCATGGCGTTTACGTCGTTCACGCCGAACCCGGTATGCGAGCCCATCCAGACACAGACCCCGACACTCGTGCCTGCAATCGTCAGTCCTGCGATAGTAGCGTGACAAACTCATAACGTTTTTAGTACAATAAAAAAAAAGTGATACAGGACAAGGCCTCACCGGGATTTGAACCCGGATCGCTTGATTCAAAGTCAAACGTGATGACCACTTACACTATGGGGCCAACACCATTTATTGTAGATTTGATACTTCATACGTGGCGCCGTCACATCCGCTAAGTTCTAGACAATTTTTTGTTGTCAAAATCTGTCGACGTGTCCCGTCCTTGATTTTTGCCTGCGGGCGCGCTGCAAGGCGGAGCGGCTGAGTTCGCGGTATGTTTTCGGTGTGCGCCTGTTGACTCGCACCGACGGCCTGTACACATCACTTTTGTAGCGATATCCGACTTCGCCTCTTTGGTTGACCCACTTTTCTTTGAACCACCGCGAAAGGCTGCCTTCGCGTCTTTGTCCAATGTACGGCGATCTGGAAGACCCGTATTTTTTACCGAAATCTTTTTTGTAAGCCTTTACCATCATGCCGCTTCTATAAGCGCTGTGTGTCGGGTTTTGGTTGTAAATTCGCGCTTTAACCTGTTGGTAAAGTGCGCGGTCAGTGGGGTGGGGAGGGTGAGTCCGGGACCGCGTCAGAGTCTTCGACTTTGCCATTTGTTTAATGTCGTTTATTTTATTTTTTTGTTGAATTGGTTGTTAAAGTGTAATACCAGTTATGTAATACAAGCTTGGAACGGTTTGGAGACGACTCAGTAGCGGAGAATAAGAAGTTAAATAATGTAATGTTTATTAGGATTAGGATTAGAATGTAGATTTATTGATGTGCACTAGCAAGGAACACTCGCTCCTCGTCCGTGTTTTTGGTGATGAACCAGTGTATAAACACTCGTCGCATCTGTCCGATCCTGTAGACGCGAGCAACGGCCTGTTTTATAGAGTGCGTCTGCGTCGACGGGCTGCCTCCCACGAGCGCGTGGGCAAAGATGACATGGTTAGCGTCGGTGAGGTTGAGCCCCGTGGTACTAATGTCCATCGAGAGCAGCAGCACATCCACTTCTCCCGTTTTAAGTTTCTGGACGGCTGCGTTGCGAGTGCCGGTGTTGCCCATAATGGCAACAACCTTAAGACCACCGGTAGAGAGAATGGCGCGCAGCGTCCGCAACAAATCGGTCCACTGCACAAACATGATGGCGCGCTCCCCGCTCTCCTTGATGCGTCGTAGCAGCTCGACGATGGCAGCCAGCTTGCTACCGTACTTTTCCGCGTCCGACACAGACTTGGCTTCCGGCACCACCACTGCACGCGCCTCCGGCTCATCCACCTTCTGGATCCAGTCGCGTTGCCGCAGCTGCACCTTACACAACGGACAGGGAGTGACACTTTTTTGGTGGGTGTAAGTAAGCGTGCACTCCTTACAGAACCAGTGGCCACACTGGGTGATAACGTCTGTAGTGTTCACAAAGCAAATGGGACAGATGCGCTGGTCTGCGGCCATCTCAATCTGATCCTGGAAAAACGTACACTGTTTAACCAAGCTATGCATTCGGTCCTTGAGCTGGGCGAACTTGCGCTCGTTGACTTTTATGCGGCGCTTGATCACGCGGACAATGCTGCTGTCGTCTGTGTTTTCCTCTGCCGGCGGTTCTTGATCTAGATCTAGATCTAGATCTAGTTCTTGCTCTACGGACTGCTCCGGAGCCGCGTCTTGATCTTGGTCCTTTTGCTCCTCCACGCCGTCGGTGCCCTGAATGTGCTCCAGTAGTTTTTTATCAACCGTGATGGTACGCTGCAACGTCTCCACTTCCGGCATATGTGACTTTATTTCAGACACCCGCCGCGTCACCATCATCCGGGAAAGCTCGTCGAACGTCATACAAACTTGGATTTCATCCGCGCGCACAGACATGTTGCCGTCCGAGCCGAACAGGGCCAACACGTTAAAACACGTGCACAGCTGGATGAGGCGCGGCAACCCCTCGTGACGGTACGTGTTGAGTATGTCGCGCTCGCGCGGCTGGATGTCCACCCAGTGGGTCTGCACCACAAACGGCTCCAGTTCGTGCACAAACGCACTGCGGCGGATGCAGTTGTTGAGCAGCATCGACGCATCCACATTCGGCAACTCGTCGTTGGCGACTTTGAGCATATTGTTCATCGTGGTCGACGAGGGTGTCGCGGTGATGCCCCAGTACACCTGCGCCTTGATTCCCTTGATGCTCCGCAGAGCAACGCCGGACACTACCGGGAACGCGTGCTGCTCGTCGAAAATAATACGTTTCCAGAAGAAGCCCCTGAAGATGACGGGGTCGGTCGCGTCACAGCCCCCCTCGCCCCTTGCTTTGCTCACGAGTCGGTTCATGACGTAAAAATCGCTCTGCTTACACGCCGTGGGGTACGCCTTGCCGCTCAGGAACTCCGCCGTGGTGAACACAATGTCGGCCGCCATGATTTTCTGGATCGTCGTGCTCGCATACTGTCGTTTGTTGTACACGCACAGGTGGTTCACGCCCGCATCCACGAACTTGGCCAGCTCCGCCACCCATTGCGCACACAGGTTCATCGGCACGATCACGAGCGTTGCTTGTACCGGAATGCTGGCGAGCGTTTCTTGCGCGGAGATCTCCTTGTGGGTGTTGACGCCTCCCTTCCCAATGTCGAGCCTGCCGCGAGTGGCGACGATCAGGGCCAGCACGACGGATGTTTTGCCGGAGCCCGTCTCATCCGCCAGAATACCACCACGGTATTTGATTTTTTGCAGCACCGACGACCGGTGCGTCAAGCCGATGCGCTCGAATGCGTCTTTGTGGATGATGAGGCACGATTCCAGCAGCACGACATACTCTGTACCCACCAGTGGCAGCCAGCGCGGCACGGAGATGAAGTTGCGGCCACTGGCCACGCGGTCTTCTAGTTGTTGCATCCACATGAGCGACTGGGTCTGGTGCAGCCGCAGCCCCAATTTCCAAACCGCCGGGTCCGGAGAACACAGGTCGTCGCAGTCCACAATTTCACGACTGTAATATTTCGTGGCGTGACCCACGCGTGTCTGTTCGTAGCGGTGCAGCTGTACCACGGATGAGGTGAACTGCGCCAACCCCGCGAACGGAGAGCCGGACGCCATCGCCGCCGAAAAGTTTTCCTTGTGCAGCAACACCGACCACGACACAATGGTGAACGCGTGCGTTATGTTTCTCAAATCACTCGTGAGTGCAGCAAGACTGTGGATGTCGTCGGTGCGCACGAGAATCTGGCACCGAACAATGGATTTGTCGCACACCGAAGACATGGCTTGAATATGGGCGAACTTGGTAGCCAGCGCCGAGTCCACGAACCTGATGTTCCGCATATGCAACACCGCGCCGTGGTGTTCAAAGGCAAAGTTGTGGATGATGTGCAACGAGTAGTTGATGGGCGCGCTATCCGGTTGCTTCGTGCACGTTGTGGTGGCGACGAGTATCCACTCGCGTGCATGTTCCACCATGTCCGCATTTAAAGTTTGAAACAAATTGATAAGGCCGATTCCGATACCGCTCCCGATGCCGCTCATGATGCTTTCCTTTTTTTTTGTAACAAGTGAGTAAGACAGTCCGTACATACAACGCAAAAATATATTTGTTACATGACATCTACTGGTAGTTGTACGTCGATTGGTAGTTGGGGCCGGACTCTGTCGTCGTAAAACTCTTTTGTCTATAATTTATTAAAACAAAGCTAGTTCGACCGTCAAATCTTGTGCCGTTGTGGCCGAGTTAAAGTACGTTTGTGCAACGGTGGTTGAATTGTTGTATGTTTGACTATAAGATGGATGCAAACGGGCTGCCACCAATTACACCTGTCCCGTCGTTCGCTGCATCCACGCGCGCCGCAATCCCAAATTGCGTTGGACCGGTTGCACCCGTGGTTCCGGTAGCGCCAAATTAAATAGCGCAGTTTTTAAACTTCTAGGCTTGTACATGTTTGTTTATGTAATCCCAGCTTGAAATTACGCAATAGATCGATACAACGGAATTCGATATTCAATATTGTTAAGCAAAATAGGCAAGTAGCTTTCAACGTTTCCCGGGGTTGCACCACCACCACCAGCAAACGCGGTTCCGTTTATGGCGATACCATTAAGCAACAACTGGTTGTCAGCCGTTGGCGTGGTGGAAACTTCAGGACTACCAAGTACGATGCACCTGCTAAAATTCCCGTTCATATCGATGCCACTACCGATCACAACGTTTCGACCTCCTAAAATAAGACCCGAACCGGCTTCGTGTCCAATAATGACATTGCTATTTCCAGAAGTTAAGTTGTTTCCAGCGTATGCTCCAAGTAACACATTGTTGGCTGCGGTGGTTACACCCCCCCCCCCGCGTTATACCCCAGAATCGTATTTTCACCGCCGCTTCCGATGTCCGACGCAACGTCACACCCTACCAGCGTGTTCTTCTCACCCGTAAGCGCCACGGGGTATTTGGCCTACCACCGCGTTATCATTCGCGTCACAGGGTACAATGCCTAGCGGGAACAGGTTCGACGCCGGTGGTGAAAGGTACCTGAAAGATTTCAAACTAAAAATAATTTTGAGCAAACGGACGCGTTTTTCATTTCAACGCAAAAGTTTGAGTCGGGTGGTGGTCTCACAAGTCTAAAACTCTACGTAATGCTCTCGGACCTCGTGGTCTTCGACGCACAACTCACACAAATTTCACAGACGTGCAACTTTTACCTTTGTTTGTTCGGGTACGCCGTCGCCTTTTGTTACGCGTTTGTGTACACCACGTCAAAACTCAAGCAGTTACGCATCGAGCACGTCGACCAGTTACCCGCCGAACTTGCCGATCTACGTCGAGGAACCGACGAAGTTGTCGCGCAGCTCTACGATGAAGTCGCCCGAGTCCGTGCCACCAACACCGACGTCTTCCGAGAAATTAAGGAAGATCTTAACGACTTGCACGCGGGCGACGACAAGTTCGTGGTCGAGCTACGCGAGCAGTTTACACAACTCAGTCAACAAAACCAAGCCGCCGAAAAACTCGTCACAGCGGCGATTTTAAGGACGCGCACGTTGGAGGCCGAACTCGACGTCTTACCCGCCCAACTCGAAGGGCTACGTCGAGGGATCCACGAAGTTGTCACGCAGCTCCACGACGAAGTTGATCGAGTACAGACGGCAAACGTACAGTTGCACCGCGAATTAAAGGAGGAACTTATCGGACGTGAACGGCGCAACGGCGATATCGTGACCGAGCTCCGCGAACAAGTTACGCGACTCACCGACCAAAACAAAGACGCCCATCGGCTCGTCACGGCGGCGAGCGTCAAGATGCGCACGTTGGAGGCCGAGCTGGACACGCAGCGGCAAAAACACGTCGAACTGTCGGACTTTGCACGACGCGCGTACATCCCCCCGCACGCCGAGGTTGTCGCCGCCGCCGCGAAAGAAGAACGCACGCGCGGTAACGCTGCCGTCATGGCGGAAGTCGTGCGGTTGTCACGTGAATCGATCGAATGCAAAGTCAGTGTCTGCAATGAAGTTGTTGTCACGGATCAGTCTTTCCACCAAAGCCACCCGGTCGTCCCGCACATACTAGCGAACCCTGTTACCAACATGGAGTTTCTCGATTGTACCACCTGTCTTATCGTGACGTCGTTCCGGGTATTTACAAACGACAAACAACACCTGGACGACGCGCTCGCTTATATTTGCGAAATCGCGGATGAACCTGTCGACGCCTTTGGGATTTATCGGTTATTTCTAAAAGAATTGTTTTCGGTTATTCAGTATTTTGAAAGACCTGGTTATTATTTTGAGTCGCAACATTGGCGTGATATTTGTAATCGGGGTTTTAATTTCAACGAGCTGCTGTTTTGGATTCATGTTCTCGACCGCGTCGAACTTACCCGCAACACCAACACGCCGAATAGGACGTACACAAGGTTGGAACGAAAAATGCGCAAAGTCTTCCGATATTTGCGGTTGAAAGCGAATCCGTGGTACGGGATTCCCACTGAATTCGTGGAAAACCGACGTTTAAAGGAATTATATTGCAATGATGGTTTAGGTGGCGGTCCATTGACTCGCTTTTAGGAGTTGACGCTTAAGTATATGGCTCATTAAAACCAGTTTGTCATTTTTTTATTTTATGTACACAATAAACGTTAAAGAGTTGTTTCTACGACGCCAAAGTCCTCGTACACCGGCGGCTCCGGTCGCGGACCCCGTTTTACACCGTAAAAATACAGATCACAGCTGTGCCCATTATAATACGACTTCCAGGACGAAAACATAGAGTCCAGGTTCTGCACCGCGTCCACGTCTTTGATCGTCAAGTTCTTATAGTAGTCGCTCATGTCCGCCTGCTGCCCGATGGTGCCGTACGAGTCGTGCGGTGTGGTGCGCCGCGTGCCGTGTTCGTGTCGACCCGTGGACGCACAGCTAAAACAGAACAGCCCGTTTGGTTTGAGCATCCGGTAGATTTTTCGGAAGGATTCCGCGTACTCCGGGTCGTGCTCGAAGCACTCGGTGGAGATGATGGTGTCGAAGCTCGCGTCGGCGAACTCGAGGTCCTTGGTGCGTGAAACCACCGTGACGTTGGCGGCCGCGATGACGTCGTTGCCGTGGTACTCACAGTTGTCGAACAAAAAGCGGTTGTTGCCGTTGATGTCGCCCGACCCCACGTCCAACACACGTTTGTTCCGAAACGAGTCAGCAAACACGGCTTTTAGGAACAGGGTGAAGTTGCGCGCTTGGTCGTGCATGTCGATCCCCGTACAGTGTTAAAAGAGGTGTTCTTTGTTTCGAGGGGGGAAAAAATGGATTTATAAGTCATGGTTTAAACACACCAGACGCGTCGATCGGCCAGCTAATAATTTTATCCGTTTGCGTCAGTCGAAAACTTAAGTAGACTTTTTGTAAGTTATGGTGTGATGAGGTACACGATTTCGCCCGAGGTCGGGTTGTAGTATAGCGGCGCAGCTGCCGCCAGTTGCGCCGCTGCCAGGCCGCGAACGGGGTTAATGAAAAGACTGGAACTCTGGGTGGAGTCCAGAATCGTGTTTGCATCCGCGTTAATGCATACGCTGTACGGATGCTGGTTGGTGACTCCTGCGTTGACACCGATGGCAATCGCGCCCTGTCCTTGGTTGCTCACACCCACGTTTGTGCCCACCGCAATGCAATTCTCACCTTGGTTCAAAACGCCTACGCCCGCGCCGATGGCGACCGAGTTGCGCCCCTGGTTAAGAATTCCCGTGATGGCGTCTCCCAGCCGCACGGGATTCTGCTGGATGGCTCCAGAAACGGACAGTTCGGCCACGCTTAACGAGCCGCACGACACGTCGCCATTCACAGTCAAGCACTGGCCGAAGATTTCTTTAAGCATAGACATGTTTGTAGTGTAAATTTGGGGCGCGCGAGTAGTGGTGGTGTTGTTGTATACTATAATACCACTAACTTAATATTTTCATCCTCTTACAAAGAAGAAATTTCCCACTTGGTGTGCAAGAGCGGAGTGAGCGCGTTCGCCAGCGCTTGGCTTCCGTAGTACGCGGACATGGCGTGAATGCCTCCGTAGAAGCGCGAGAGACCCACGTCGTCGGCCAGCTGTGTCCACGTGGAAGCGCTCCAGTCCAGCGTGACGGACCCCGCCGGTGCAACGCCCGGCTGAACTTCGCTGCCGCCCTGCGCAACGAAAAAGGTGCCGAAAGAAGTTTGACGGTCGGGGGCGCCACTAAAAAGGGGTGTCAGGACCGTCAAGTTGGTGCTGGTGTAAGTTGCATTAACTACGGGTAAGTTGGCGGCGTCGATGTTGGCACCGAACCAGTGGGTCATGGTGCTCGCGAAGCACGCGGCGAAGTACGTGTGCCCCGACGGGAAATCAGCGAAGCGCGGGGTGACAAAGTTGGGCATTTGGTAGGGGACCCATAGCGACGCGTCGGTGGGCACACCAGAAACGGGGTCGGGCTGTACCGTGCCCCTGAACCGGTTCCGCACCTCTTGAATGGGTCTCGATTCGCTGTACTGGCTTTTCACCCGCCACACCAGCCGGCTTCCCTCGAACAGGTTGACGGACAGCTGCAAAAAGGCCAGTGCTTGCGCATCTGTCTCGCCCGAGGTGCTCTGGTACGCCGGTGCGGTGACAAAGTGGCGCACGTAATCGGCCCACAGCCACGCAAACATGCCGGGTGGCGTGCACGTATGAAGCCCGCCAGCCCAGAACTCCGCCGACATCTTTTGAGCGTCGGACAAGGAGGCGCTGGCAACGTAGACGTCGTGCACCTCAGTGTTGCGCGCGGGATCAGTGTGGGGGATAAAGTAGGGCGCGGCGCTGCCCGCCACCACCAGTTCATCCGCGGGCTCCAAGCACGTGGACCGTACCTCGTCCCATTTGTATCCTAGGTACTTCTGCGCCGTCTTCCCCGGTAGTTGCAGAGGCGTCCACTGACCCGAGTTGCCCGGATCGGCGCTGCTGTCCACTACCAGCGGTGTGTTAATGTTCGGCAGGTCGGCGCTGGTGGCGACGTACGCGCCGGTCGTGGGGTCATTATAACCGTCGCTAGCGCGTGAAGCCCACCACGCTTGCCATCGCACGCTAAAGGCGGCACCGCCAACTCGCGCTAACACGTCAGCTGTCGCGGCATCCTGCTTCAATACAGTCCAGTTGAACAGGGCGCGTTCACGGGCCAGCAGCGCGGCTGTGTCGTACCCGGGTATAATTGTAGGGCCGTACTGGGAGAGCACCCAGACAACCCAGACGGTGGCGTCGTTCGAGGACTGCGGGTAGCGGAGGTCAAAGTCCCAGTTGTCGTGGCTGCCGCGGATGGTGCCGGTCGAGGGGAAGCCCGACGCAGTTGGCGGCAGCGCGGTGTCCGAGTTGATAGAAGGCGAAACCAGATTCCAAGCCGTGGCGAAAAGCATCGCGAGAAGGTAGCACAAGCGACTGGTCGTCGTCGGTGCCGCACTGGCTACGGTTACAATATACTGTAATAAGTCATTGACACAGTTCACATGCTCTTGGCGCAGAAACGTAAGGCTGCTGCTCTCTCCCAGAGTGTTGTAGACGAGCTCCGCCGTGACCTGGTCGCGGAGCATGGGCTTAAAGCTGACTAGGTCTTCCAGCGGCGCACCACGCAAGGGTGTGACAAAAAGGCCGGAACTGTTGTGGAGGAACACCTCGTCTGTGGCGGCGATGGTGATTGTTTGACTGTTAACGTTGACGAGCACCTTGGACGTGGCGGCGGCGATGGTAGGTGAGTGACTGGAGTCGACAAGCACGTGCGTGGGGATGGTAACGGCGGCGGTGGAAAAGATGTTGCCCTGGACATTCACCTCCGATGTGTTTATGGCGTGCGTGCAACGCAGGGTGTCCCCGGCGGTGACAGTGGCCGTGTTTTCCCGGAGAAGCGACATTTATTTTACTACATGTTTATTTTTTAAAACGGTACGATTAAGGCAACATGTAAAAAGCAATTACGAGCGCTGCTGGATGGAAGTTGACACGTTCAACGCCGGGTGCTTTTACGTTGGCACCCGGACTAAACGTATCGCGTTTTAACTTCGTTTTGTCGTCGCGTATTTAAACGTGTGACTAGGTAAAACAGTAAAACCTCACTCGATGGCAGAATCACCGAGTCGAACAAAAATAAACGTTATCATCCGTCCATCGGCCAGCCGCACTTCGAGACAAAACTTCGGATTCTTCGGAGTAATTTAAATCTGATCACCGCGGACGGTCGTGGTAACGCGCTAGAGTTTTTCGTCCAGTGTTTTTTATACACGCCCGAGCCGTTGTTCGTGTCCTCGCTGCTCGCCGCGCTCCAAGAGTACATCCCCGCATCCAACGTTGTGCTCCACGTGGAGCCGGGTTACCTCGGTAGTTTTATCTACCGGTGGCTGAGTGACATACTTGCGTTTTCATTTTTCGTATCTCCGTTTCAAACCAGTGGTCGAATGATTTTATAACGCGTTTTTTTATTTTCTGTAGTGATAAAGTAAACCGCTATGTCTCTCCTCCAAGAAACTCACAACCAGTATGCCGACTTTTCGGACACGGTCAGCTGTCTGGACCTGAATGCGTCCGGCGCCATTACCTCAAACTCCGTCGTCACGGAGGCACTGCAGCTTACCACGCTGCCCGCCGCAGGTCGCTTACTCACGTCCGACGCCACGGGTAACGGGTCGTGGCAGCCGCTGCCCTCGGCGTACGGTTACGCCGTCGGCCAGAGCAGCGTTACGGTGGCTGCGGGAGCGCTATTTACGTTTGACCTGGGCACGGTGGTCAGCAACACCGGCTTCACAAGTGTCCCCGCAGCCGGAGGCAGTTCGTACGTCATCAGCAGGGCGGGCGTGTACGAGTACAGTTTCTACGTCGCCGCGGCGGACGGCGCAGGAATTGTGCAACCGCTGATGATCGCGGTCGTCGTAGGCGCGAGTGCAGCTGTTCCCCAAAACATTTTCCGAAGCGGCGCCGCCGCCATTATCACTGACCCCTTGGTTTGTGTTGGTAGCGGGCTCATCACGCTGGCCGTGGCCGACAGTGTGAGCTTGCGAAACGTCACCAACTCATCGACGACTGCGCTCACCCTAACAAGCATTCCGGTCGGTGGTGTTGCGGGCGCGAACCGCACGTTGCTCCTGCGACTCGTCGTATAGATCGCGTAGCCGAAGAACGAGGAAATTGTAACAACGTTTCCGTGCACAAAAAAAAACAAAAATAAACCTTTTCATTTTTATTTCAAGTTACGTTTCGCATGTCAATAAAAACAAAAATAAACCCTTTTGGTGTGTGGGAGGACATGGATAGACGCCCTACTGGTAAATGACAATGGCGTTCACGTTACCGGGGTTATCTCGCCCTACACTTGATACCACGACCGATGCGTTTCCGCGCGCAATCGCCACATGGTACCCCTGGTTAGCGGCCGTTGGATTTAAGTTGGTACCACGGTACTTGTTCCCGTTTTGAATCCACAAGCCACGCTCGTCTCGCACATAAACCCATGTTGACCCTAAAGCCTGTTGGTCGTACCAGCCTCCCGTCACAAGTGTGTCTCCCGCAAAATTGAGCTGTACGGTCCCTCCGAAAGCAACAGTTTGCGTCGATTGATAAGAGTAGTCCACTGGAACAATTTTTTGGCCTTGCACAAACCCCACTCCTGTTACGTAATTAAACATCACCACGGCACCCGTTGAGCCTACCGACACGGGAGCATTTAGCGCGTCTTCTGGAGCTCCGACGGCCAGGGTGGAACCGTCGCCGCTAAGCGACACACTTGAACCGGCGTACACGTTGTTGGGCGACAGACTGTATGGATTTATAGTTTGTAACAACGACCACGCGGTAAGCGGGTCCAAAGCTGCGCGAACAAACACGGTTACTTGGCCGACTAAATTGTTTGCTAAGTAGTTACCGGTGACCATGATACGAAAGTCCAGAGAGATAGCAAGTGAATGCTGTGCTGATGCAATGCTGCGGAAACCCGCAGAGGTGAGGGTGGAGGCGCCAATGGCATAAAAAGAGACACCCGAATCGCTAAGTACCGCCAGCATTTGTTTCCCGCTGTTGATCACTAAGCCTACACCAAAGTTTACGTAAGTACCGGTGAGGTCGAGCATGGCACCTACTTGAACCCATACTCCCGCGGTCCGGCGGTACACGACAACCTGGTTGCGGGAAGGGCTAGAGACAGCCAATAAATCGTTCTGGTCGCTTAAAGCGATACGGGGCTCGATGTTGTTTGTAAATGGTGGTGTGATCGTGCTGTCTAACACCCAGGCGCCAGCGGTGTAGAGATATGTTTGAAACTGATTTTGGAGGGTGGCGAAGAGCTCGTACACCACGACAATCATGCCACCGTCAGACGACACCACGACATACGGGTGATTGCCGTTGCCGGTGCTGTTCAGTCTGATCTTAGGTGCTCTTTGTACGTAAGCCCGGTAATCGGCGAGAGGCGCCGTCCAGGTGGCGTTGCCCGCGTCATCGGAAGACGTGAGGGTGTAGCCAAGTGACGGCACGGTGGGGATGAGCTGGAACTGGTTGGTGGTCAGGTCGCCGCTGTTCTCAATGGTGGAGCTGGTCAGGGTCGTGAAAGCGCCGACGTTAGCAGAAATTTCTCGTAGCGACGACATGGTGTTTGTTTTTAATACTACTGATAGAAAAAAAAAAATCGTTGAATTCCAAAACGTTGGGTGACAAAAAGACAACGTGCCGTTTATGAAATCCACGCTGACCCCAACCCCTGCTGATCACTTACGTAAGCCCGGTAATCGGGGAGAGGCGCCGTCCAGGTGGCGTTGCCCGCGTCATCGGAAGACGTGAGGGTGTAGCCAAGTGACGGCACGGCGGGGATGAGCTGGAACTGGTTGGTGGTCAGGTCGCCGCTGTTCTCAATGGTGGAGCTGGTAACGGTCGTGAAAGCGCCAACGTTAGCAGAAATTGCTCGTAGTGCCGACATGGGGTTTGTTTTTATTACTAGGTACGATACGATTGTCGTTTAATCTGGTATACAAGTTAAAACCCGCGATGGACTACACCGAAATCCATAACAAATACACGACCAAAACATACAAACTGGGTGACCATTTGTTTTTCGACAAAGCGTTTGATACGCCGGGCTTTTCGCATCATGGTGTTTATTGTGGTTACAACAAGGTGATTCACTTCTGGGCTCCTAGCAGCGAAAAAAACAAAGACAGTGCTTCTGTTCAATACATGAACATAAAAGACTTTGAGAAACTGGCCAGACAGAGACGCGCGCGCGTTTACGTGGTTGATCACGGCGATGAAAGAGTGCCACGACGGGAAAGTGTGAAGCGCGCACGACAAGAACTCGGCTACCGTGATTATAATGCGATGACAAACAACTGTGAACACTTTGTCAACCACTGCGTAATAGCCCAACGACGTTCTTTTCAGGTGGAATAGGTATAATAGTACAGTATGTTGCAACCGCGAGTGATTTAGGAAGCATACTCAAATCAAGAACAACCTCTACATTTTGTTTTGGGTTTTAACATTATGTTTTCTCTTTTTTTTTGTAGAGATTCGGTCCATGCCGGGGGCTCAATAACTTCCCTGTGACGCGCAACAAATGATTGTGTAGCAAGAGGCGGCGTGGTGGTGGCGTGTAGTGTGGGCGGCGTGGTCGCGGCGTGTAGTGTGGACGGCGTGGCGGCGTGTAGTGTGGGCGGCGTGGCGGCGTGTAGTGTGGGCGGCGTGGCGGCGTGTAGTATTATTGGTGCCGCAGTTTGACGTCCAGTTGATGTGTTAGTGCGTCCATTGTAGACGGCTGTACACGGCAAGTCACTACGTGTATCTGATTTAAACATTACGTTGTTTTACATTTGGACTTAGAAAAAAAAATGTAGTTGTTTGTGCAATTTCCGGTTCACATTTGGACTTAGAAAATAAAATGTAGTTGTTTGTGCAATTTCCGGTTCACATGATTGTGCAAATTAATAATGTGCCGATCTGGATGCGCGCCACATACTGGGTTGGACACTAGCCACTGTGATAACCCCCGCTTACATTTTGAACACGGCAACAGAATTGTTAAAGTTTGTAGTAGTAGATCTACCATTACTGGCGTCGTCCCTTCCTGTTTAGAGAACTCGTGGAGCAACGACCACATTTTAGGGCCCCAAATCCGTCGTGGGACTGGACTCAGATACTGTTCTATAAACACCTCGGGGACAAATGGTACAACCTTGTTCAATGTTTCATCCTGCTCATGCAGAACCAACAAGTTATTAAACAAGTCATCGTCGTCGGTATTCGCCGGGAAGCGGAAAATGTACAGCCACTCAAAATGCGTCAAAAAATTTTTTAGTGCTTCGAGATGAGGTTCTGGGGAACCAGTGAAGATATACACGACATGCAACAAGTTCGTCAATAAAATACTACTACTATGCATTTATTTATTCACTACTGAAACTAGTTATGATTTATATTAAAATACAACGACGACGAACGGAAAGCCACCACGACGAACGGCTTAAATGAAATCAAAGAGTCCATAGCGGCAAGTAGTACTTCCCAACAATACCAGCACCAGACACAACATTAACAACAAGAGCGGGGGTTTCGGCTGTGGTAGTCGGAACACCGGGGAGCGCATAAGCGTTCAGGTTAACAATATTATCGCCCGAAACAATAAGTTCGCCCTTATCGTTAACATTGAGGTTGGCGAAAAGCTGCGACGAAAAAACGGGAGCGTTTGCCGGACCGGGATTATTCAGCGTTAACCCACCGTTACGGGTGGCGATATTTGCAACATTAGAACTATCCAACACATCGCACTCTGATAATTCACGAAGCTGTAATACTCGAAGATGGGACATGGTTTGCTTTTTTTTATACACACTATTTTATTCGTAACACGTTTGCGGTCATACGACCAGTAGTTATATACAATTAGTTATACAAGTCTAATGTGAACATCCTCGCCTTCACTCGCAGTCACGCGATCGTAAAAGAGATACGCCACCATAGGCGTTTCACCCTCCGCCTTGTACGCCTCCAAGAAACGGTACAGCGCATGCACGCGCTCGCTGAGGTTAACGTCGCACACCACGCCGTTCACCGTAAACACACTGGTGTTGAAACGTACCCACAACACATGCGCAAAAGCGTCGTTATCCATTAACACCTCGTTTGCGTCGCTCATCCGAGCGACTTCGGCTTCCGGGGTGTACTTCGTCGGGTCCTTGTGTTGGTCCTCGTCTACCTCCAGCAGCACTAACAATTCATTCGTGGGGAACCGGATCGCTGCGTCGACCTCTACGCGCTGGCGAGCAATGCCAAGGGGACGACAGTCAATCTTGAAGCCGCGCTCCAGCTCAGGGTAGTGCTGCTCCACCATGGTGAGCACGCGGTGCTCGACGCCGTTACGAACACGCGTGCCGTCCTCCCGATGTCCAAAGTCGCGGTGGTGCGCGATCTGCTGCTCGTACGCCGAAACGTAATCACAGCCCACAACAGTGCACGCCAGAGGGCGAAGCTGGAGGTGCACGGCCTCATTGTGGATCCGTAGATGCGCGGGTCTGGGAAAGCTCATTTCACATTTGTCACACTTGAACGGTTTTATTTTTTTGTGGACTTGTTTGCCGTGCTCTACAACCTTTGCGCGCCGATTGCTTTGGTACGAACACTCGGAGCACTTGAATAGTTTATCGCCGGGATTCGCGTGATTCTTCAAGTGTTCCACCAGCGTGCTTCGATGCGGAAACGTCTGGTCACAGTCTACCCACGTGCATTTGTGGTTGCGTTCTTGCGTGTGTGTTGTGCTATGCGACTGTAAATCGCTGAGAATTGCAAATTTCATGCCGCAGTCGGTAACCGGACACGGGAACGCGCGTATCGTTGTGTGTTTACGTAGAATATGTTTCGACAACACATTGGAGTACCCGAACGTTTCGTTGCAGTTGTCGTGCGGGCACTTTAAGTCTTTCGTTTTCTCGTGGACGTTTTTTACGTGAACCCGGAGCTGCGACTTGTCGTAGAACATTTTTTTGCACGTGCTGCACTCGTGCGTCGCCTTTTGCTCGTGGACGCGTCGTACATGCGCACCCGCATTCGAACGAGACGAATACGTCTTTTCACACCTGGGACATGAGAAAGACACTACGGTTGACGTCATGATGATGAAAATTGAGTTATGACAGGTTTTACAAAAGACAAAAGACACTTATTAAACTTTAAAATAATATTTATTTTTGGAGGATTACAGTTGGCGAATCTTAACCCCTTAAGATTGCTAACACTAAGAGGGCGACGGTTATTAATTCGCAAATCTCAAACCGCCTAACCCGTACTTGAAGCGGAGTACGTTCCAGTTGCGTGCGAAGACGAGGGCTGAGACGCCGGTGTTGCCGTCGTTTCCGGGGACGATGTTGGCGGGCTGGATGAGGGTGGGGCCGTAGAAGCAGCGTCCGTCGATGACGACTTCGAGGCGGGTGGAGTCGATGCGCGAGAAGTTGCACGTGCCAGAGGGCTGGATGTCCTGCGGCTGCAGCGCGAAGGAGTAGCAGTAGATGAACTTGTCGGGGATGTTGGTGTGGTGCTGGTACGGCTGGATGAGCCGGAAGTAGCGCCCCTCCTTGGCCTCCCACCGGTTGGCGTTGTTCAGCAGCAGGCGCGCCTGCTTGCACGGGTCCACGCTGAGCTGGGTGATAAAGTCCAGGGGGCCTGAGAAGTTGAACCACTCGTTGTACAGGTTGGTGCACGGGTTGATGTTGGGCTGGAAATCTCCATGCACCGCCAGGCGCAGCACCCAGAAAAGCTCCATCACGGTGTGGTTAAAGTTCAGGTCGATGTTGAGCGACTTGTCCTGGCCGGTGGCGTACACCGCAGACACGGTCTGCTCCGTGCTCATGCTCTGCTGCTGGTGCTGCGGGATGACGCTCTCGAAGGCGCCCTCCGCGAACTTGGCGCGCTCGTTCTGGTCCAGGTACACGTACGTCACCATAATCTGCGCGCCCAGGGAAGAGGGCGTCAGGGGAGACAAGTCGGACACCGACTGGGCGGGCCCCTCGTAGTACTGGCCGTTAAACTTGGCGCGCTGCTCGATGGAGTTCAGAGTGTAGCCGTACGGCGCGCTCAGGGCACCACAGGTCAGCTTGAGCAGCTGGGTCAGCATGCGGAACCGGACGCTCACCTTGACGCTGTGGAACTGCAGAGACACAAGCGGCAGCGCAAGACCAGAGTTCAGGGTGAACCAGAAGTACAGGGGGACATACAGAATGCGCGGCTGGCGACTCAAGGTCTGCAGCGCGAAAATAGAGTCGTACTTACCCGTCATCTCCTGCAGACGCTTACCCGGGGCGCCAGACAACTCCTCCCAGATGTACATCAACTCACCATAAATCTCATCAATGCACTGACCACCAATGAAGAAGTTGGTGCGCTCAATGGCGGCCTGCCCCACCGCGTGGGTCCAGTACGGCTCAATGCTGACGTTGTCCACCTTCAGGCTGGGGGGCACAATCGCCTCCGCCTGCGTCTGGGGGTCGATGTACCGCAGACCAATACCCGGCAGATCAATGCGCACGTACATCCAGTACACCAGGTCGCCGATACGGTCCAGGTTGCAACTGGGGGTCGCACCGAACTGCGCGGTACCTTGGTTAAAGTCCAGGTCGTGAGACTCCAGCGCGAAGTTGGTGTACCGCTTAATTACATGACGCCAGTAGGTAATCACGGGCTTAGCCGTGAGAACGCCATCGGCTAAACCGAGCGAGACCATTTGATTTAAAGCACCTCCTAAACAAGCTGACATTTTGGTTGATTGATTTGTTTCTTTTACATTATATACAGAAAAAAAAAATCGACACTATTCGAACGACCCCCGCAAAAGTGATCGAACGATTAGCTAAAAAAAAAATTGTGTCGTCGTTTAAATACATGCACATCCATGTCATTCAGAAAAAAGTAGTATACAGTAAAAGAAACGCCTTTTATTCGACATGAAAAACACAGGAACCACACTGTATTTAAAAACTAAACCAAAAACACAATCACAAACGCCTGAAAACACACAGGAACAAATTACGGCTGTGGCATCTAGTCAAGAGCACCCCACTGCCGTCAACCCCAACAATGAAGACAACCGCCCCTCCCATGCCAATGATGACGAGGAAAACAGCGAGGACGACGAGGGGGACGAGGACGACGATGAGGAGGAGGACGACGACGAGGAGGACACGGAAGGTAGCTTGGTTGATTTTATTGAACATGATAGCAATGAGTGTTATTTAGAAGATAAAGATTCTCTATACGTCGAAAAAGAAAAGGTATCACGCCGTAGTCGTAACGTTGTACGTACTTGTGAAGGCGATCAAACAAGTCAAACAAACGACGCGAGCGACAAAGATACGGACAACGAAGAAGATGACGATGACGATGACGATGACGATGACGATGACGATGACGATGACGATGACGATGACGATGAGGATGAGGATGAGGATGAGGATGAGGATGAGGATGAGGATGAGGATGAGGATGAGGATGAGGATGAGGATGAGGATGACGATGACGATGACGATGACGATGACGTTGACAATGAGGAGGAGGAGGAAGATGCCGGCGAGGCGAAAGCAGAGCACAGTACTGCCATTGCTGAACATAGCGAAGCTCCCGCTTTAGCGGCACGCCTAAAAAAGTTGAAAAAACGCAAGATACTAGACAGTGACGATGAAAGTGTTATCGTCAGTGGTCAGCACGCGGAGGCAGTGCCCGCGGCTGTCATTGAACAGGGATGCAGACGCTCGACTCGGAGTACCAAAGGGCGGCCGCCTGTAAAATATGTCGATAAGCACTTTGCGGCGTACATGCTGGATGATGTGGATATAGAAGCCGTACTACAAGATAGTGAGAGCGACTCGTCGGAGCTGTAATTCTTTTGTAATGATTCAGAATTTATTTGCTGCAGCCTACAGTTTAAAATACACGTATCAACCATCTTCCCACAATACCACTACAATGCGAATATTGTTTTCGTGTCCGAATCCGTACCAACTAAACCATTTAAAGAATTTGTTCATGCACACACGCATCAACTATAATTTCTTACCTGTCATTATGGAACAAACTACAGCCAAACTGGTAAAAACCATTAACGTGCCGTGCGTTGTCGCCGTCATCGACGACGTCCAAGCGAACTCGGGATTTCTGGTGAAACGTGGCACCGCAAGTATTGAAGACTTTATACCCGTGACACCCTTTGCAGATTACTCGTTGCTAGAGTGTTTGCATCACATGTTTGCAAGCATGCGCGACTTGCAGGGTATCGAATATATAATTGTACCGTTACACGCCGGCATTCGTGTCGCAAGTGTTCACGACGCCTACGTCAGAGCGTTGTTGTAAAGGATCGATGCTTGATGTTGTTATAGCTTGTCTCGTCAATTATTTCTGGGCGAACAAATGCGAGCTCCGATAACACAAGCTCGATAATCGACGTAAAGCTAGACTTGCACTGTTCGACTTGCCTGTTGTTTTTAAATAAAAAACCATTTGTCTCTACGGCTTTTTGTAACTGCGGTATGCTCCACAAGCCCAGGCACTTTTTTTCCATGCAATCGTCCTTGACTTTGAATTCGCACCGCCGCTCTTCCACCTTTTTATGCTTTTGCGCTCGCGATTTACTACCACCCATTTTGGTGTACCCTGACAAATCCACCGGCGTCGTGGCTGTTGTAATACCGCGTTTGAAGATATGCTCGTTTGGCGTCACAAGTGCAGCCCACCTTAAAGTGTGTGCAAACAACGAGGGAGTGAGCAGCATTGTGCGACACTCGTCAAACCGCAGAAGTGCACTAGGGTCCCAGGGGATTTGCTTCACAAACGTAACGTGATTACGCGGTTCCTCCGCGGTGCCGAACAACACCTTGATCTGGAACGCGTACTCACCGCGTCGGAGGGAGTCTGCGATATCCCGATATTGCGTTCGCGGTATGTTGTCGTTTTTGAAGTACTGCACCATGGATAAACTTTCCTCCATGAACTCCTTGGCGGCAGTGTCTTCGGCGGTGGATGCCTCGGCGCTCACTTTCCCACCAAAGTCTGACCATTTCTCCGATCCCTCGCGCCACCCCACGTTCTTGCGCTCTTTACACAACAAAAAGTATAACCGTGACATACACGGATCTACGCAGAAACACAGTAGAGAGGCACCAACAATACGACCAGACGGTCGCTCGTCACCCAACGAACTTCGCATGATGTACGTACCGCTCTTTTCAGGTGGCGTGTCGGCTGGTACAGGGATCAGAAACGAGTGCGGCTGTATTATTGCATCATCCGAAAGAACACTGTGTGTTTGTGAAGAAAGTATGGCCAAGTCTCCGTCGGCAAGCGACGTGGTGTAGTCCACTAACACGGGTAAGGGGGGTAATACCACATCAACTAACACATCCTCCACCACACATTCGGAGTCCGTTGAAGCGAGGTGCGATCGAAACAACTTCGATGACATTTGAAAAAAAAAGTGGGGGGAAGTGTTTTATTTAGACATCCGTTTTTATTATGTACACAAATTGTTCGTATAAATAACCTATGAATGTTGAAAAGCTACATATTTTCGTACAAGAGTAATAAATGACCGATTCCGCGTTTAATGACGACGATCCGTCAGTGTATAAAACACACGTTTTATATTATCTCAATGCAGATCCGCACTGTGAGAAACTGATGAAGCTGTTGGAGACGCACCCGCTAAACGACGACGTGTATCACCAAGACATTAATTTGTTGAAACAACGGCCCGCCTGGCTGGATGGTGTCCCTATCCTCGTGAACAAAAGCACCAGTGACGCACACAAAGGTCGCAATATTTACAAATATCTGGAACAGTGGAAGTCCGACGAATTCTTGCCCGCGAATTCGTCGACCGGTGGCTACGCAAGTTTTGAATCGCCGATTGGAAACTTGGAGACCGACGAGAACGGAGAAGCGGCAATCGGCAATTTAGATACGAAAAAGTTTGCATCACTGTACGACACGGGGATGTTTAGCATGGAGGATGATAACGAACCACCACAAACAACAACCACACCTGTTGCCAGCACCGGCGGAAGTCAACGAAATAAACGCAAAGAGAATGCGGCGACGGAAGCACAAATTAAAACACAACAACTGCTAGAAGCACGCAACATACAGGATCAGAGAGTCAAGACGCAAGCACCTCCCAGACCACCACCGCCTCAACACCAAATGCAAAGACAACCGGCACAACTCCAGCACCCACAACTACAACCACCACAGCAACAGCATCGCGCCCCACAGCAACATACTTCGCCACAACAAAACATTCTGCCACAGCAACAGCAGCATCGCGCCCCACAGCAACAGCATAACCCCCCACAGCAACAGCATCGCGCCCCACAGCAACAGTACTCACAACAACACCGCACACAGCAGCCGCAGTACGCGCAACCGCCACAATACGCGCAACAGCCACAATACGCGCAGCCGCCTCAATACGCGCAGCCGCCACAATACGCGCAGCCGCCTCAATACGCGCAACCACAGTACGCGAAACCACAGTACACGCAACCACAGTACACGCAACCACAGTACACGCAACCACAGTACACGCAACCACAGTACACGCAACCACAGTACACGCAACAACAGTACGCGCAACAACCACAATACGCGCAACCTCATGATGAGTTGAATTATGGTTCTACTTATGTTCCGGAGTACTACTAGGCGGGACCTGATTGTTCAACCAAGATTCCAGAGGTGACTTTATTAATAAACCTTTTGCGGGTATCCAGTGTACGTACTCTTTGACATGTTTAATTGATGGTGTTGTTAAAGCGTCTTTAGTTCTAGTTCCTTTTTTCATTGAATTTAGCTCTTTCCTTGTTTATGTAGATATTAAATGCGTATATACCATTTCAAATATAAATCGATGTTGTGCTACAATATTGTAAAATAGCAGCCAGAACAACAAAACTACGATATTTTTTGGTAACAGGTAATGCGGACGCGATAATAAGAACTTGTGCATCAACTATTGTAGTTTGAGTTAATCCAGGCGGATCCGTCGTGGCATCCGCTGCATCCGCCGCATCCGTCGTGGCATCCGCTGCATCCGCCGCATCCGTCGTGGCATCCGCTGCATCCGCCGCATCCGTCGTGGCATCCGCTGCATCCGTCGTGGCATCCGTCGTGGCATCCGTCGTGGCATCCGCCGCATCCGCCGCATCCGTCGTGGCATCCGTCGTGGCATCCGCTGCATCCCCCGCATCCGTCGTGGCATCCGCTGCATCCCCCGCATCCGTCGTGGCATCCGCTGCATCCGCCGCATCCGTCGTGGCATCCGTCGTGGCATCCGTCGTGGCATCCGTCGTGGCATCCGCCGCATCCGCCGCATCCGTCGTGGCATCCGCCGCATCCGCCGCATCCGCCGCATCCGTCGTGGCATCCGTCGTGGCATCCGTCGTGGCATCCGTCGTGGCATCCGCCGCATCCGCCGCATCCGTCGTGGCATCCGTCGTGGCATCCGTCGTGGCATCCGCCGCATCCGCCGCATCCGTCGTGGCATCCGTCGTGGCATCCGCCGCATCCGCCGCATCCGTCGTGGCATCCGTCGTGGCATCCGTCGTGGCATCCGTCGTGGCATCCGCCGCATCGGTCGTGGCATCCGTGACAAATGCATAGGGCTGTATACTATTGGCCACCATTGTGACATGCAACATTTCAAGTTCCGGGTTCTCGCCTAATGTCAGAAAACACCAGTCATCCATCACTGTTTCTTGGTGCTACTATTAAACCAGACAAAAACAAACTCTTACACAGTCAACAATTGTTTTGTTACTTGTTCCCTATTAAGTTTTTCAATTTCACTTTCGTTTGCCGAGTCCCTGTAGTGTTTTTTCCACCAGTTGGCCAAATCCGTCACCGCCTGCAAATCTTCATCCGTGGTAGAAGATGTCTCCGCGCTCTGCTGTACAACCGCAAGGTTTTCCTCGATATCGTCAACAATGCTTTTGGGTGCGCACGTGTTTTCAATCACGACACAGTTGTCATTGCTCGCGCATGCATCCATGTGCGCGGCGTGCTCTTCTCGTTCCCCGTTCACGATCTGGGGGCTGCACGACTGAGCTAGCTTGTAGTACTCGTTCGCTTTTATGGCCAGTTCACGCTCACTTAACTCTTTATAGCTGGGCATCGTCTTCATAATTTTTTTCAACTCGGCAATGTCTTCTTCTATCTGTTGCTGTGCTATCTCCTTTGCTCGTAACGCGTGCAGTTCGTCTAGTCTTTCAAGTCGTTTTTTTTCTTCGTTTTTCGCGCGTGCATGTGCTTGTGTTGTTTTGAACACGCTATCGGGCTCCAACGTTTGGTTCATTTGATCTTCCAGGCCGGCCAGCGATTCATTTACATTTGTGACATCTAGTTCGGAATCTCGCGACGCGCCATCCGCCTCATCCGCCCCCATGTCTTCTTCTTCGCCGTCACTATCCGTCTGTTCGATGCTTTCGGGTATTGCGTTTACTTTGTGTTCCGGTGGCTCGGGGGTGTGCGGCGGCAGGCAAAAATTGCCGTTCGTTTTGATCCACAACACCTGCGCGTCGTCAACCGCTTGTTTGCCCACTTGCCTGTACTCACCCCAGTCCGCCGGACACGCGTAATATTTAACAGGCATTACTTGTTGCTTCAACTCGTCCAGAATCAAATAGTACTCGGCCGCAACACCAAGATTACCAAACCTGTTCCTCACTCTGTTCATTTTGAGGACTTGTTCCGGCGTTAATAGTGAATTTTCACGGTAGTTTCGTGACGCTCCTCGACCGACAGCATCATCCAGCAATGGTGTTGTTGTCTGTACATAACGTCGCCTCATGGTTTAATCTTTAATATATACACAGGAGAAAAAGTTTATTCACTCATTTTTAAATTTAGCGAAACATCCGTATGCGCCGTCGAAAAGGCGTGGCTGTTTGGAGAGACGCTAAACTCCGGTTGAGGTTGATGCCCGGATGATGATGATGTCGCGGCTAGCGGTAATACCTTGAAGCGAATGGTAGAATCTTCGAGTCCACCACCACCACCACCCGCAATTGTAGATGGCGGGGCGGGCCCACCTAGAACTTGGCCGGTGGTGCCGTTTTCTTTGACCGCGAACATGTCGATCATGATATCGGATGAAATACCGGCGATGGTGAAGCCGATCGCGTAATTAAGGAAAACCTTTTGGATCGCGCGCCACATTATCGATTCTTTCGTGTCCGCGGGCAGCTGCAGCGTTGGAACAACAAATGCGACGCAAAACAATAGTGCGTACATGATTATGTAATTCACCGTTGTGTTCTTTCGACTTCCCAACAACAAACTCCCCATGGCAAAGGCCGCCGAGATGATCGCGCCAGTGTCGGCGTTCAGGTCCGACTGTTGAAACATGGCCGACGCCTTGTTAGACTTGCCCGTTGTGGTGGTGTTGAAACATGACACGTAGTTCAGTTCGGTCATACTAATCAAAATGGGCCAGAAGAACCCTATGATGAGCTTCGGGTTTTCAAACAGTTGTCGTAACCCGATGGTTAAATCAAAAACGATGGGCCACATGAGAACGCTGGATGCTAGCACACCGTTATAAATGAGACGCATATGTTCGTCTTGTTTCTCGTTGCTTCCTTTCGGGTCTTTCAGCATCCACACCGTGGAGAAACAAATTAACAGCACAAATCCAAAGCAGATTATGTCAACAATACCAAACACTTCATTGTGTGCCATGTGTGTGGGTGTGTGCGTTTTATTTTATGTATATACCTACATTTTCAATTAAGTTAAGTAGGTAGTGTCACGCTATGTGACGGGGTGGCATCTTTTGCTTTGTTGTATGACACCATCGAAAGACACCATCGAAAGACACCATCGAAAGACACAAGTTGTAATAAAAAAAACCCTTTATAAAACTAAACAATACCTAACCATGTCTTCGCTCGACGCCGCGTACAACGCCGAAAATGCTCCAAGTAGAAACGTGCGTTATCAGCCCAGGTTAACACGCATTGACGACGACTTTGAACGCGAGGATGTTAACAGATTGGCCCGAACCTCAACCCTGTGCCCCTTTGACGGCAACATGAAGTGTGACACGGGGTGCATGGCTTGCGACGAGAGTGTCCGGTGCTGCAGCATTGGCGACACGTGCCAGGTGAGCATGGAGGCGCAGACACCGTGTCTGTTCGCTAGCTACATGTCTACTTGCATGATGTGCGACAATGAACGAGGGGAGCCAACGCTGGTGAGTGCGAAACCCGGTGACACGTGCAAGGCGACAACTTTTTGTACCGCGTTCGAACCCATCCACCAGGAGAAGCAGAGTAGTACGTTTTTGGTGGGCTCGCGCGGCACTTCCCTCAGCCAGTACAACCCCGCCGTAAACACAGCGGCGAAAAAACAATTATCGTTTCAACAGCGCGTGCAGCAACAACTGTTCAACGCGTACTCATCATAGACCTACTAGCCTTAGATGTACAAGCCGGAGCCGACTACCCACGGCGTGTTGGGTACCAGTTTCACATACGCCAGTTTTTTTACACACTGGTTAGTTACCGGGTCCGGCCACAGGTACTCCACGTAGCCGCCGCCTGCTTGCGCCCGATCAAGTACCATCTTTACCACCTTGTTACCATCCGTGTCCGTGTAATTCATCGTGTTCAAACCGGGGCGAGACCCGTTCTTGCTCGCCAACGACGTGGAACCGCCGTTGACAACCTGGTTGCCGCTCATATCAATGATAAACACGTAAACTTTTTGGTCGTTTAGAAGGTGTATGTGTTCGACGGCGTTAAGTACGGCATAGAGTGCAGGACACGTCTGTGCATTAATTATCGCGCCTTTGGTAGTGTCTGGAACGGTGGCGCACTGCAAGGCGATCTCGGAGATGAGTAGCGCTAGCGCGTTCACATTGTGTTCCAAACTAAGCTTTTTGTCCAGTATGCTGGAGATGTGTGTCGCATTTTTATAGAACAACCAAAAGAGAATACTTAGAACGATAATGGAGATGGAGATGACAAAAGCATGTAAACTAACTTGTATTTTTGCGGGCATGTCTCGTGTTATTTACTAACATGCACACAAAAAAACTCCGTAATTCGCCGTGCCAAGGCCTGCACCGGTCGCATGTGTCGTAGGTGCATGCATACTACCAGTGGGGATTGAACCCACGCGGATTTTAAAATCCAGAAGATCTTAAGTCTTCCCCCTTTGACCACTCGGGCATAGTAGTCGCGCACCATAAAATAAACAAAGCGGTATCCATCATCCCACCATATTATGCTCCATGTACAAATTTCCAGGCAACGCGTTTTTATTTAAACAATAGAGAAAGTAGCAATACCTAAACCACTCTGGAAAGAGCCGTCGAACTTCTCGCGCGCTACCCATATGCTGCCCCATTCCGCGGAGTCGTGCGGTTGCAGCTGCAACGTTGCATTCATGTTGTTACCACCGATACTGTCCGTGGCACTCGTGCGCGACAGCCGGGTCCATGTAAACGATCCCATTTCTTCATATCGTGGCTGATGCTGCAGATCCGTCACCGCGAACAGATACATGCACCCGTCGGAAAAGTGCATTGTGTAGCGACAACCCGGTAAGATGCCGCGAGACGCCGCCTCGGAGGATGTCTGCGTAAACAGGCCACTCGCCACTTTGTTGTTTATTTTAAAGGGCAGCATGTCGGTGCATTTGGTAACATCCCAACTCCAACTGGTAAAACAGTTTTTGTTGTCCTTATCGGACCATGCACTTTCACGCAAACAGGCCGACTCCGAACCGTTGGCTGTAAAACTATTAAACACCTGCGGGTTTTCAACGCCATCAATAATAAACAACTCGGGGCGAAGAAAGAATTGGTTGCTCATGTCGTTTTTATTTATACATAGAGTTTATATTTCATCGCCGCAACTAATCGAATCTAATCTTCTCGCGTCAACACCCCGCGTCAACACCCGCGTCAACGCCCGCGTCAACGCCCGCCGCGTCAACACCCGCGTCAACGCCCGCCGCGTCAACACCCGCGTCAACGCCCGCCGCGTCAACACCCGCGTCAACGCCCGCCGCGTCAACACCCGCGTCAACACCCGCGTCAACACCCGCGTCAACACCCGCGTCAACGCCCGCGCTAATGCTGCTTGCGCTCAGTGCTGGTGAAGCCCCTGTGTCGCTTTTAACTTTGCACGGCGAAACCACTGCGGTCGCCGCAACACCACCTGTGCTCCGGTCGCTCGTGTCAAGAACGTGCGCCAGTGGCGGCGTGTACGCACTGTCTTGTTTTTTGTCAATGAGTTGGGGTGTGTGGGGGCGTCGCATTCTCGGTCTTTTCAAATCCATTTCGCGCTCTTCAGGCGTCGACACGCGAGCGGGCAAGAAGACAACTGGAGCCGGCGACCGAAAAACCCTTTTGGTGTATTTTTTTAGTGTCGTGTACGTGGAACACACAAAAAGCTTAGTAACCAAGTACACAATTTTCGAACCCAACAGACAGCGCGCAGGGCCTATCACGTAAAAAAGAGCGCCCAAGAAGGCAGAACAAACAACGAGCGTTGAAGTCTCCATAGGTCGTTTGAAAGTTTATGTAAAAAAAAACAAGTTTATGAGAAGAATCAGAACGATGTGAAAAAAAAATAATTCGGTCACGCGGTGCTCCCTTACCGTTCATAAATCCATCGATGTCGTTTTTTGACATTGACACAGATCTAGAACAGTTAATGCACGCGTCATCAGTGACACCAATCAAGCGCAAACTGGTGCATGATGCGCCCACCGCAAACAACACAAACACAACAGGCGTCATCGAGCCGTTATCGCAGCCAACATCCACGCGCATTACTACTACTACTAGCTCTACTACCGCCCAGCCAGCCGCTTCGTGTGAGCCCGCGACACACGACGCACCCCCGCGGGCGTTGGTCGTGCCTAAACGGCGACGCGGCCGCCAGATCGACTGGGAGATCACCATTCTAACGCCGCAAACATTCAAGACGTTTCTGTTCATCATCTACCGTGTCCTGGTCCACTGTCCGTTCCAGCTGTTGAAAACGGAGACCTTTACGGGCTTGCGAGTTGACTCCATGGATGCGACGATGGTGTGCATGATCAAAGCAAGTTATGAGTGCGAGATCGAGACGTATGTGGACCTCGCCATGGAGAGTTTCACAATAACAACAGAGACCTTCAGCACGCTGTTAAAAGATGTACAAACCGGCCATATCCTGACACTGACACGCTATTCCGACTCAGCCGATCTCACAGTGAACTCGTACGCCCGGGACGACCGGAGCAATCAGTCCACGTGCACTCTCGCCATTCTCGACGAAGAGTGCACGTCACAGGAGCTGCGCATGCCCGACATTACCTACAACTACATGGTGGAAATGGAGTTGTCCAAGCTTAAGAGTTACTGTAAGATTGCGCACGAGATCAACAGCTCGCACATGGAGTTCCGCATCGACGAACCCGTCCACGCGGGGAGCGAAGCCACCACGGAGCTGTTTTTTACGGTCGGCGCCTCCAGTGAAGTCGCTACGTACAAAAAGGTGCACTACAGCACCACGCGCAGTGAAGTCGGCAGCGCCAGTGTTCAGTTCTACATCAAGTCTGTCAGTTCGGAAAACGACGAGGAAATGGACGGCGGCGCCAACACCAAACGCATGCAGCAAGAAGACGAGCCGGAGCGCGTCAACAAGTACAACGAGATTTTCTCGACCAACTACCTTAATTTGGTGCTCAAAAGCATGGACAGACAGACGGTGCAACTGTACATGTCCAAATCGCTGCCGCTCGTCATCAAGTACAGTTTGGGCAACGACCAGTCGCACATCCAAGTCATCCTGGCGCCGCGTCTGCGAGAAGAAGATACGTAAGTTCGCAAATAATAACTACAAGTAATCTTGCTAACAAACATCGCTTATTAAAATAAATACCATAAATCTTCTCCCCCCCCCCCTGCATAAAAAGAGATAGAAAATAGAATAGACCATTTTATTTTTTTAAATTTAAATATTAAACACACACACACTCCACAACCCCGTCACAACTTTTCCGTTCTGTCTTTTCGTGCACCACTCAATGAGCAACAAGGATAGTACTCTCGTCTTTTTTAACTGGATGAACAATCACCGGGTGGACAGCCCCAGCGACTCGACACACTTTAGCTACGCGGGGGGCAAATATCTCGTGCCTGATGCAGACCACGACACATTTTTACGCCTGTACGCCAGGGAGCTGCAGTGTAACGAGAACAAAAAGTGCAACCGCTTGTTTCTGATCGAGAAGAAGACGCCTGTGTTTCGGATGCATTTCGATCTCGACATGATTCAAGAGACGGCGGTCACGCAGTCAGACGCGGCGGAGTTGGCCAAGCTTTTTTGTTCGGTCTTTGCCACCTACTATCCGGGGGTGAGCGCGGAGACCTTTGTGTGTTACGTACTCGCGGCGCCCGTGATGGATAAGCGCGGCTGGCCCGACAGCACCGGCAACGCTCCCATGGTGTTGAAATCCGGCTTCCACTTTATGTGGCCCCACTTGCTCGTCAACCAGCAGCAGTCTTTGTACCTGCGCGAGGGCTGTATTTACGCCGCCAAGTTAAAGTTTGGGGAGCGGGTGGCGCCGGCGAACCCCTACGCTGACGCGATCGACGAGACTGTTCTGCGCAAGAACGGCCTCCGCATCGTGGGCAGCGACAAGCTGGAGCAGTGTAGTTTGTGTGGTGGCGGCGCTCAGCGCTCGTCGGGTAAGTGCGACTTGTGTGCCGGCGCCCGAAAGGTCCCTGAGAACCGCGTCTACATGCCGGTCTTTGTGATCAACGCAGCACAGCAGTTGGATGCGCACCTCCTTGCTCGCGTGCTCAACCAGGACGACTACTTTGACCGCGTGAACCTGTGCACTGTACGCTCGTGTGTGGGCGTCAAGACCGCGGGCTTTGCTGTTCCCGAGTTCGCAGCGATCCCCGCGCCTCTGCCTTCCGATTCCAAGGCGGTGCGCGCTCCCGTTACATCCGAGGACCGCGAGTCGGCGCGCTCAAAGAGCATGACTGCGCGAGCCCTCACCGCTGGCGACTCGGAAGAGATTGACCCCGGCAGCCAGTTGTTCTCCATGGTGAATGAGTTCATACACGACACCCAACGCATGGGCGGCGACCAGTGGGAGTTTGTCGTTCTCAAGAAGTTGTTTCTGCTCAAAACGTACAACCGGTACCTCGCCAAGGTGTCGGGTGGCGGTGCTCACTTTTGCACCAACGTGGGCCGCCAGCACAACTCCAGTTCGATTTACTTTATCATCAACTCAAACGGCTTGACGCAGCGCTGTTTCAGCAAGAAACAAGCGGTCGGTGGCAAGGTGCCGTGCCAACAGTATGTGTCGCCCATTATTGCACTACCGTTGATGTTGAAAATGGCGCTGTTCGCGATGGAAGAGGCGTTCAAGGATGAAGACGTTGTAACGCCCGTGAATGGGTATGTGGACACCGCCAAACAGATGTATGCCGTGGAGGCGACGCGCAAGCTGCTTGCTATTGAAAAGAAACGAAAGCTCGCGCCTGTCGTCGAGGTCAAACCACCGCAGGCGAAAACAGGGTCGTCCCGGCAGTACGATCTGTGCGGCGATTTTTCGTCCCGCGAAATCAACCAGATGAAGTGCCGGGACCTCATCGACCACGACCGGCGGAAACTGCAGGAGATGCACAAGACGGTGCAAGAAGTGCAGGCGCAGTCCTTCGTCAAGTGCGCCGCGCCCACGCTCGACAAACCCAGCGCGCGCAAAAAGCGCACCAAAGCCACAAAGTAACACTTAGTGTCACCAGTACAATAGTCGCGATACCATTTCATTCTACAATACATTCTTCTAACCACACGACGCTACTCGTTTGTCTCTTCTAATTCTTCCAATAACTTATCGTTCGCGTTATTAACATGCTGAAAAAACTCTTTAGCCCGCGGATCGTTCCTGTTTTTATCCGGGTGTACCTGTAACGCACAGTTGCGATAATTCTTCTTAATCGCTGCACCTGTAGGTGTCGCATCTTGATCAAAACACAGCGTGTTCAGGGCGGCTTCTCGCGACCTCCCGCTTTCATCCGAACCCCTGCAACACATTTTTTTGTTCTGTACGTCCATTCCCATTCTCTGTGTGAAATCTCGTACTGGAGATGTTTGGCGAGCGGACGGCGACCTGTGGTGGACGGACGGGGACCTGTGGTGGACGGACGGCGTCTTGCGGTGAGCGGACGGGGACTTGCGGTGGACGGACGGCGTCTTGCGGTGAGCGGACGGGGTCTTGCGGTGAGCGGACGGGGTCTTGCGGTGAGCGGACCGGTGTGATGTGGTTTTGGTTTTTTTTCGGCTGGGGCGGTTGTGTGCTTGACACTCACCTTGTCTGTTTTTCCGGAAACCATTTTTGCATCGCTTGGTTGATTTGGTTTGTTTTCTGCGTGAGGTAGTTGATTCACACTTGCCTGATTGTCTGTTTTTACGAGAACCTGGGGCGCATCGTTTTTGTGGTGACATGTTGTTGTATTTTACTTTTAAAACTAAACCAAGATTTTAATTGACTGCTATGCTAAAGTTTTGCTCCGCTAATTAATATCCCAGTCGAATTCCCCGGGTGTGTTTCTGTATGACTGGTCTGCAGCGATGTAGTAGCCATCACAGCGGACGTGTCTGTTGGAGAAGCATCCGACGCATGGGCGACGTGTGTGTGGTTTCAAGTCCAATGTTGGTATCTGTGGTTGTTGTGAGCTAATCAGTATCCCAGTCAAATTTTACGTGATATGGTTGAGGCCTATCCGTTTCGGTATAACTTGTATTGGACGCGTTTGTCGGAGATGACGCATCGACATCGGTTATAATGCCGTTAGTTAGCATGTTTCTAAACTGTGTCTGTAGGTAATTGTAATCGGGCCGTTCATCAAATTTAAGTTGTCGCACATGCAGGAAATAATTGGTGAACGCTTCGGGCAATCCGGCAACTAAATCCAGACTGGTGTGCGCCGTACTCATTTTGATCTCCATCATTCTCTGGTATTTCAGTTGATCTCGAACTTTCTTTTTAATGTTTTGCCATGGTAACACGCCCTTTAGAAAATAAACAAGCACGTACCCTAAACTCTCCAAGTCGTCCCGCCGGCTTTGTTCTCGCCCTTTGTGATTGTTAACACTGGCGTAACGCGCCGTGCCTGTGAGGTGTTTGTCATCGCGGAACTTGATGTGCTCATTGGTTTCCGGGTTCATGTAACACTTCGATAGTCCAAAGTCGATGATATAAATTTGGTTGTTGTTACCGTTGCTGCCGATGACGAAATTATCTGGTTTAATATCGCGGTGCAGAAAACCGCCGTCGTGTACCTGTTCGATGAGGTGCAGCATTTTGTCGCCGAGTAGCAAAACGGTCTGCAGCGAAAACCGGCGATTGCACTGGTTAAACAACGATTCCAAATTGGGGCCCAGGCGCTGCATCACCATGACATTGTAGTTACCTTCTTGTCCGATGTGAAACACGCGCGGCACCCCCTGTTTGCTGGCCAGCTTGTTGTACACGCGCGCCTCATAAATAAGCTGCGGGTACTCGGCGTCCATACGCTCCAGTTTCACCGCCACGGCGTCGCCGCTCTCCACATCTATGCCGCTGTAGATTTCGCCGAACGCACCTGCACCTAGCTGCTTCTCTAGCTTAAAGCGGCGACGACCCGAAACATGTAGTGTCATGCCTTTTTTATCTTCGTTTATTTTCTTAGTATATTTAAAATAAGTTGTAAATTTTAACGTAATCAACCACGTCACGTCAAGTCCAGCCACGTCACGTCAAGTCCAGCCACGTCAAGTCAAGTCCAGCCACGTCACACAGCCATTTGTGCGTACGTGTGTGTCTTGCGCACACATCACGTACACGATTGTTTCTGAATACTGCTAACCTCCGCCATGATTTTCTGTAAATCTTGAATGGTCATCATCGTGCTCGGCGGCATTCTCGGCGGCATTACCGTGCTCGACACCGCACTTGGCGTGAGTATGGGCGGTCCATCCGGCGCGAAGTACGACTCATAATGATCCGAATAGTCTCGAGCGACATTGTGGCTGGCTGGCGGGGAGGCGGGGGGACAGTACGGCGGGGAGACTGGCGGCGTCACTGGACAGTACGGCGGGGAGACGGGCGGAGTCAGCGGACAGTACGGAGGGGAGACTTGCGGCGTTAGTGGACAGTACGGCGGGGAGACTGGCGGCGTCAGTGGACAGTACGGCGGGGAGACGGGCGGCGTTACGGGCGAGTATACAGGAGAGACGGGACAGGCCGGTGGAGGAGTTCGAGGCAATGGTGGATTTATGCCGCCCGAATCACACGGGTCATACGCTTCGGGAAGCGCCGCGTCCGTGTTGTAGCGCACGTACAAGTCAGTATTGTAGCCGACCGGTTTGCCGTACGAGCTCCAAGGGTCGGTGCGGGGCTGCATGGTTTGTTGTTGTTGTTGTTTGTGCGACGATGTTGCCTGTCTTCTCGTCGCCTGTTTTTTCGTGCAGCCGTCGTCCTCGTCGCCGTCGTCCTCGTCGTTGGACAAACAACTGCTTTCACTGTCGACCGGCTCCTCTGCGCCCGGCACCACTTCCTTGAAGCGAGACCAAATGGTGGCATCCCCGAAAAAAGAGGAGCACCGGTACACAAACTCGAGCGGCGGGTACGACAAGTTCATGCGTGGCCCCTGGTCCGCATTCTGGTGTTCCTCCGCGAAGACGTTGATGTTGCCAAACAGAATCAGACGCGCAAGAGCCCATGTGTCGTCGTCGCCCTTCGGTACAACTCGTTTCTTCTTGCAGCCAAAGGAGACACTGGGGCGCGGCGGGCGCAGTTCGTTGCACAGCGCGGACTCGGAGGTTGTCGTGCCGTTGCGTACTATTGTCAGGAGAGTCAACAGGTGGTTTGTCATGGGGTACCACACCACAAACTTGGGCGACTGTGCCTTCTTCCCGTCCTTGGGATTCGCGGTGCTTGGAGCTAGTTTCCCCATCAACACATCACCTGGCTCGGGTATACACGCGTCTACGGCCGCTTCAACCTTAACCGGGCCGATAAACACGCTCTGGCGGCGTGACACGTGTTTCTTAAACCAGATGCGTTGTCGCCCGTTGTCGCCGTCTTCCGCGATGGCGATTCCGTGGAAGTACCCCTCCTGCTTTTGAGTAGCTTCCGTAGGTACCGTACATGGGTGCAGCACGCGCGCAAACACCCACTGGCTAAGCGATTTGAACAGTTCGACGCGGGCGGTGTCAAAGGTGGGCGCGCTCTCCACACTGGGCACGCCAGGTTTTCTTTTTCGTGTCGAGGCGGCGGCTGTTTTCGACATGGGAGGTAGGTAGTTGTACCTTTTTTTTGAATGACTGTTTTTATTTACGTTTCGCAAAAAACAAAAAATTGTGCGCAGCGGTTGGTACGACAAGACAAAGTCGGCGCGACTCGACAAAAGAATACCCGTATAAATAATCTCTTTTGTATATAGTAAAAAGGAAACACAATGCCGCAACAATACTTGGACGCCATGATGTTCGATGACCCGTCGTACGCCACGAACTTCGGACCCGTTCTAGCAGCCTACATGCCGCCTAAATGCCCAAACACCTACAACGGAGCGTCGCAGGTGTACGATGTGTTTCAGAAAACATGTGTCACGCTGCCGCATTCCGCGTTCAACGCTCAAAATTTGTCAATGAGCAGTGGCGCGTGCGGTGTCATGGCGCCGCACGGGGGGCCGTTCCTGCAACCGATCAATGGCCAGTGCTACACCACCAACGAGTGCCCCGTAGCGTCGTCTTTAGCACAGGCGTGCGTCAACGGGCAAAACATCCCCGTGCGCCAAGTTCCGTTCAGTTCGCCCGGTGCGCTGGTAAACAATGTGTACGACGGAAACGGCTCAGACTGGTGGAGGTTTGTTTAAAAGTGTGGTCAAATAACCCATGAATCAACCATTTATTCATTCTCCTAGACAAATACAGGCAAATACAGATACGAAACTAACTTAGTACTCCAACCGAAACAATAAGCCGTTTTCATCCACTTCGAATCGTTTTGCTGGTCGTGGCAACCGTAAAGGACCTCCTCGGTGTGTGTCGCCAGGTAGCAGCAGTACCACCGTGTTAAGCAGCACGCCTCGACAGAAGGGACATTTGTTCTTGCATTGTTGTGCGCACCCGACACACAACGCCAGCGCGCACGAACAAGGCAAGCTAAATTGGTGTATGTCTTCGTTGACCATCACGCATACGTCACATGTAAACACCATTGTAGTATTTTTTTACGACTCTGGCCGAATTAATAAAAACCACAATTTGTAAATTTTCTTTGATAGGTAATATATAAACCCGTTACTCAAATGAGTGGAAACACACCAACTCCATCTTCGCCGTACACGAATCAACCAACTCCACCTTTGCCGTACATGAACAAACGCGCGGCTCCCGCGTCCCCGACGAACATCATGGCCGAAGGACGCGAGTTTTTGACACATGCAAAGGACGCCGTCAACCAGATAACGGCCATCACGCCGCTCATTAACAATGTTGTCACTCAGGTGCAAAGTCTAACACCGATTGTCGGCAGTCTTGTTAGCGAAGTTCGTGCTGACTTACCCGTCTTCAAACAATATTTAACCGCTTACAGCACCATCTTCGAAATGTTTACCATCGGAATCCTGACACTGATTGCGAGCAGCATGTTGGGCTCCGCGTGTCTAAATGCTACGAAGGCAGCTGCTGCGGCTAAACGCAAAAAGTCCAAGGAGCAAGAAGACGTGTCCAGCATATTGGAGGCTGGATACATAATAAACTCATTTTGTCTGTTCGCGGGTATTTTGTTCTTTGGTTACCTTGTCTTTCAAATTGTCAAACAAACCAAAATAATTGCAACCCTTGCACCCGAACTTAAAGAGGCATTAAAAAAGAGCACGCCCACCCTTGCTGCAATCGCCAAGAGCAGCAGCTTGCAATAAGGCGACGTCACTCCCGCAAACATAGAAAACTTCGTGGCACCAACTTGGGTGTCGTTCCAAATTGTTGCGCCGTGTTCGTTCATTGTAACAATAACATTTATTATATCGACAACCTAGCGCTGGCACCAGATGGTTAAATCTTAAAGTAGTAAGTTACCACGTCGTCATCGTGCCACGCATCTCGCACATCTACATGCACCTCCGTGGTCCTACATAAACCCAACAGACGCGGTTCGGTACAAATAAAAATTCGGTTCAGCAGGCGCATAGACCCATTGAGGTGTATCATCGCGTAGTACTCCCCGTCCATGTCTTGTTTCACCGTAATTAATTGCCCCTCGAGAGCTTTAACATAAATGTGTTCTTCTTCCCCATCTGACTCAAGCGACCGACTCTTGATACCATACGCATAGGTGTTTTCAAAAAAAGTTAAATCTTCGGTGTATACATTTCCCAGATCGACCTCCTGCTCCCTCTCGTTCCCTAAATCGACCTCCTCGTCCTCTTCTTCTTCTTCTTCGTCGCGCTTTGCCTCTACAGGTATCATCACCCAAAACACAACAGTTGTCAGCAACACATTTCCGTCGCTGTCTTTGTTTAAGCCGTACACAACCACATTTTTGTTCGTGTCCCGCTCGATGATAAAAAGGACATGTACGGTGTCGTAAAGTAATTCCTTGATGGTTTTAAACATCAAAGAGTGCGGGTTTCCATTGCTCTCCATGGACCACGGCACCGAGGTGGTAGGAACCAGTTCGTTTGCGCCATTACGCACGTACATTTCCCGGGTGCTCGTCTTCATGCCAAGCAGGTTCATGCGGGACAAGCTGCGCGGCCCGTCAAGCGACACATTGTCGTCGCCCATGCTAAAAAATGTTTATACTTTCTACCACTAATTTTCATGTCACTGATTTTGCATATTAAACGTATTCGACGACGAGCACCGGCAGTCCGTTGCATCAAACGACATTTTGCCGTTGCCGCCACGCATGGACTTGGTGTTACATACGAAGTAGGGGCAGCTAGCCGTGCGCGCAGCCGCCAGCATCGTCGCCTGCGACGGCTTCATGCGTTGTGTGTTCCGGCTGGACTGCAGTTGATACGCCGGGTTGTCGGACACGGGTTCAAACACCGCCGTCATGCAGTTGTCGACGGAAACACGGCCGTGGCCGGACTCGTTGAAGAAGCACTGGCTGACGGCATCTCCTGCGCACATAGGGAATGGATCCCCTGGTTTGCCCGCTGTCAATCGAGGGATTTTAAATTTCGATCGTGTTTGTTGTTGTGGTTTAGCGTTGTTATCGTCATACTTTTTATAGTACGAGGGGTCGTAACTGTGCGGATCCTCTTGGTTCTCCAAGTCGTTCACGTCCACTGGCGCATCGGATCCGAACACGCACATGTTACCGCCACTACTCGAAATGCACGGCTCGCACATGAACATGCCCTCATCGTAAAAACTTGTTGTCTGTGATGGCTCCGATGGCGTCGCCATGATTTGTTGTTGCTTTAACTATTACCCAGATAAAAAGATGTTCGCGTCGCGTCGCGGTCAAATACGCTAATTAAAATCAAATTTAAAAGTATCAAAAATAAAAAACAGCTATGAATACATCTGCTGTCAATTTATCTGTCCCCAAAGTTCCTAGCTTTTCGCAGACATTCAGTACCGCACTCCCGCCCGTGCCCCGATTCTCGTCGCCGCCACTAGCGCCCGTGGTAACCTCAGTCGTGGCACCCGTCCGCGCACCGCTCGAAGTTGCACCGGCACTCCAACCCAAACCCAAAACTATCCACAACTGGTTGCGGAACAACATGGGTAAAGTTGCCGCCATCTGCTTGGTGCTTTTGATCACCATCATCTTAATTGCGCGACTTGTGCTCATGCAACGCAAAAACAAAAAACAACGCGAGGAAGAAATGAAAACGGTAGAAAACGACCCAGAATGGGAATCATTCTTTAACGGTAACAATCCACAAGTAAACAGTCCACAGCCACCACCACCACAGGAACAACCCTCCGTGTACAGACAGCAGCAGCAGCAACAACAACAACAACAACAGGTACAGCAACAAAAACTACAACAGCACCAGCTACAGCAACAAAAACTACAACAACAGGCTTTTTACGAACAAAGCCGTGTGCAGCAGCATGCACAGCCGCCCCTCCACTTCCAGCCGCCTGCACACTCCTCCCAGCCACCCGCGCAGCCAGAGCCGGTCCATCAGCCAAGAGGTAAACAAGTTAATGAAGACGCGACGGCGCCACGCGAGGAGAACAACAGAGCAGGTGGTCGGGGTATACAAAACCGGTTCTCACCAGCGGAAAACATGCACGGGGGCGCAGGAATGCCGCATAGCATGATGCCCGAGTCGACGCGCCCAATTCGAGAAACAACGAGCGACAGCACCTTTAAAGTTAAACCGGAAGACTTGCTCATCTCCCCCCCTAAAGAGGCCGAGACCAGTAGTTCCGTCGCAAGCGCAAAAGCCCCGGAATCCGCGTCATAGTTTGCGTCATTGTGTGCGTCATAACCATGTATTTTTCTTAATTTAGTTATCATATGAATAAAGAAATTACGCAGTCCTATTCAATGGATATAGATTCCAGCGACTTATTTTTTGAAGATCCCATGAGCAACAAACAAAAGGAGTCACGTCTAGCACAGGGAAGCACTGCCGTAGGTGACATAGCCGACGGCGCTGCTAACTTAGAGGATGACGTAAAGGATGGCGTCAACCACTTGAATGACGGCGCGGACGGCGTTGATGATGGCTTGTCGCATGGTAGTGGTGATGGCTCGTCGCATGGTAGTGATGATGGCTCGTCGGCTGGTAGTGGTGATGGCTCGTCGCATGGTAGTGATGATGGCTTGTCGCATGGTAGTGGTGATGGCTCGTCGGATGGCAGTGGGGACGGCTCGTCGGCTGGTGGTGGTGATGGCTCGTCGGATGGCAGTGGGGACGGCTCGTCGGCTGGTGGTGGTGACGGCTCGTCGGATGACGACGTAAATAGTGAAGACGAGAAAAACGAAGACGCGGACGAAACATCCACCAGTCTGGATCGTGGTGCATCAACAACACGTGCTTGGGATGAAACAAGTGAAAACTCGCGATGTGAAAGTCCGAGTGCGTTATCGGACTCGTCTGGCCATTTGGACATGGTGAACGTCTTTAACGCCGAATTCAAAAAGGTGTATGACCCCAGAGTAGTAACTGCGCATTTACACAATGAAGATATACCCGCCGCGCAAGCGTACGTAGCGTCGCTGCGCAATCACGTGTCTCACAAGTTAAGTATAAATGAAGGACAGCGTCGTAAGGTTGCGCGGCCAGCACGAGGCCCTACCGCGCCCACGGGTCGTGGCGTCTCCACGGGTCGTGGCGTCTCCACGGGTCGTGTCCTCTCCACGGGTCGTGGCGTCTCCACGGGTCGTGTCCTCTCCACGGGTCGTGGCGTCTCCACGGGTCGTGGCGTCTCGTCCGCAAAAAAACAACAAGAGAGCGCAAAACCAGCAGCACCGCGGTACACTTTCCTTTCCGACGACGAGGACAGTAATACCAACGAGTCAGAAGAAACATCGCAGGTCCGGTCGTCCCGGCATCCGCCGGTAAACACCACAGAAGTTGTGCCAGATGTAGTACAGGAGAGTACAATGTCACGAGTGGAGTTGACGGTGCAGCACGAAGTTAAAATCCGACGGCTAAGACAACTAAGGGACATTTTTAACGCGTCGCCGTATTTCGACATGGAAGATATTGAAAGCGTGACAGCAGAGATTCGGGAGAGCGAGGCATTTATCGAAAACATGCTGGAGCCTCTCACCGAGTCGTTGAGACAAGTTTTAAGGATGCAGGTAGTAGTAAAACATCGAGAAATTATCATTGAGAAAGCGGTCAACAACAATTTGCTAAACCACTGCGAAGACACCGTTTTCGCAAAGCTTGTGTCCAAACAAGTACATTTATTAAAGTTAGTTAACCAGTAGTTCGTTACGTCGTGTATTTTGTTGGTGTAATAATAAAATATAATAAAATTACGTACAACACAATCACCTGGTGGACGATAATACCACAGACAAACCTACGTATAAGTAAATGAGTCAAGAATGTTTGTTGATACGAAACAACATGGAAACGTTGCACCTCCTACTTCTCCAAAAAAAGTGCAACGGTACGCTTCCTCCTCAACCGTGTAACGACGCACACGACGCACGTGTTCAGTGCCGCGAGGCGGTTGAAACCAATTTTGAAAAACTAGTGCTGCGATGTAAAAACAAAGCACTGGATGTTCCACATCTACCGGCACCCCCGACTTCATCTCTTACGTAAAATACCCATACCGCCCTTAGCCAGACGCATTCGACAGCACACATAGATTTATCTATACGTCGAAGATAGATTCGTTATCGGACCAGACATTTGCGTGGAGCTGATGTTGCCGCAGCCACTCTGAGCCCACTGGGTGACATTATCCACGCAAGCAGTGTACGACTGCAGACTGCTGTACTCCTTTTCGGGTGAGTCGCAAATGGTTCGGACTAAGTTATCAACACTGCCAGCGCCAACGCCGTGATCGGAGGAGCAGTTGTCGGGCGCGAGCTCGTAGCGGTAGTCACACCCCGCTCCTTTCCGGCATGCCTGGAATCTATCATCGAGACACTGTAGATAATTCTCCGACCAGCCCACATCCGACCGAAGTGTTTCACACTTATCCAGGGCGTACGGCAAACAGTCCCATTCCGCATCCATCGCGGAACACTTGTTGTCCCATACATAAATTTCAGATGGCCTATTCGGCTTAACCCGGTCGATTGTTGGAAATAAACTGTTGTCCATGTACAAATCCAAATCGATGAACTGACTGCTATCAACAATCAGAGAACTACATAAATTCATTAGAGCTGTTTATTGTAACCAACTATTTTCTTATAGAAGTTTTGTAAAGTCTTTATCGAATTCATTAAAACTAGGTCCGTCGTCAACCGGCTTCGGCAACGGCAAAAAGTGTTGCGGCTGTCCTCCGCTCTGCGGCTGCGGCGGTTCTTGGTACTGGTGGTGCTCCATCTTGTACGGGTTCTGGTGTCCCGCATGTTGTGGGTGCATGTGTGGTTGCTCCGCATGGTGAGGTTGCATGTGTGGTTGCTGCATGTGTGGTTGCGCCGCATGGTGTGGTTGCATGTGGTGTTGCTCCGCATGGTGAGGTTGCGTGTGGTGTGGCGCCGCATGTTGTGGTTGCATGTGTGGTCGATTGGGGGTCGGGTTGTCACTGTGTTGTGTTTCTGGGTTTCGTTCTAACCGCTGCTGGTGCTGGGAGTGCCGGGGCGTTAACTCGTCAGGTTTGCGTAGATAGCGCGGAAACTGGTTTTTATCCTCTTGGTGCAAGCGCTGGTGGATAGGAAGCCCCAAACTGTTGGTTTTCGCTGTGTCGACTCCTTTTGACTGTTTTCGCATCGAACTCGGAGTGTGTCCAGGATCAAGTGCCAGCGTACAGTTGCACGGCTTGTCAATTTTTTTTAGCTTGGTTAAAAAGGCGATTCCGCAAGCGCCTCCAAACACGCCCAGCACTAATGCCAACGTGAACGCAAGATATATTAAAGTTCTATGTTTTTGGTGAAACTCTACCAGTGCTTGTTTCGAATTGCCGGTACTTGCTTTTGCAGATTTAACCGGTGGCGCATTGTTGTTCTGCATTAGTGTTTCTTTTAAGAACAATAAAAAAAAATTGACGGTTGATTATTACAATTTGGATTCAAAAGTTTCTACGCGAGTCAATGTACAAACTACCCGAACATGTTACAGCGCCCACCCCGTTCAAAGTCCAGCTGCGCGGAAGAAGCATTAAGCTGCTAGCTAGTGCAAGCTCGTTGGCAGCCGCCAGAGAAATAGAGGGAAGCATTTACCTCGTAACGCTACAACAAAACACGCCCTACCAAAAGAAAGTACTACAGATTGCATGGAACCTGCGTCAAAACGGCGTTTATTTGTTGTCCAAGTACCTACCACAGCACATCCCCTACCTGGACAACAAACAACTAGCGGAGACCACGGAGATTGAAGAGTGGTGGACCACCTACAAGCAACGAATTCAGGCCGACAAGATTTTATTAAACGAAGAAGCAAAGTTTGACGAGAACGAACAGCTGTCCACCACAACCCTAGCGTGTCACCGCTGCCACTCCCGGTTAATCGCAATCCACCAGCAACAAATACGGAGCGCCGACGAAGGCATGACCGTGTTCTGCACATGCAAAAAGTGTGGCACACGATGGAAAATGTAAAAACCCAAACCAAACAAGCAGTCGCAAAAGTAGTCGTGAAAGCAGTCGTAAAAGTATAGGACGGCAAACAATAAAAGCTCCATGTGTCGTTATGTTTTTTGTATTTGTTTGTTACACCCATATGGGCATACAGGGCTTGTAGAAATCCATGTCGTTATACATTCCAAATGAAATATGTGCGTACTATGACATTTTAAAGATACAACTTGTTTACATGCGTCAAACGAATCTAAACAAATACAGCACGTATGTTCTCCTAGAACTATGTTTGACTCCACTGGCACCATCACCACGGGGCGCTCCTCGTATTCGCTGATCATTATTGGAACATCATCCTCGCGATCCAGCACAAAATGGTTGGAGTCTACATAAGCGTCTCGCGATTCCCGCACATCCGAGTCCTCGGCGTCCTCGGCGTCCTCTACATCGTCCCACTGGTCGTCAGGTGCCCACTGCTCGGCACTTGACGTAGAAGTTCTATCGCTATCAGCGTCCATCATCGTGTTCATGTGGCGTGTATACGTGAAATCATTCTCACTAGTATTACATGGGGTGTACGCAAAGTTGCGGTCGCACTCCACACATATGTTCGCATCCAAATTATACGGCAGCGAGTGAAACGGACATATTATTTGGTCACACTGTGTACACTGTTTAAACTGAACTACAGTTTCCATAGCACCCGACAACAACGGCTCATGCAAACAGTGCACGCAAATGTCCGAATTATAATGTTGCTCGTCCAAGTTACAAAAACAAAACACGCACTGGGTCAACATGTGTGTCAAAAGAAACGTGCACTCACAATCCACAAATGCACACCTACGCCCACACACACACACTCTCACGAACCCCCCCCCCATTTGACTACAAAAAAAAATTATTCACACATGTTTTAGTACCGCTAATAAATAAACTAACATTCATGGTAAATGCATATAGATATAACCCGTCGAACCCAATGGCGCCAAGGTATACAGATGCGCAAACGATGTTGTAAACAAAGACGCCCCGTATTCGTTTAAACTAATAATGCTGGAAATGCGACGGGCCGAGCTGCGTTGCAGTCACCGAATCCACATCAAAAGGGTATGTTTAACACGTGTTCATGAACTTCGGGCGACAGCCGCGCATCGCAATTCGCACATGTTGTCGGTACGTCGACGACGACCGGCAAACCACAAGAAAGACCTTCCATGTGTTTCAAAATATACGCAACAACATAAACCCTCAACCACACAATCGTGAGGTACCGCATGTAAGGCCACGCGCGGCGCCACGTGCAGCCCCACTCGCAGCCCCACTACAGCCCCACTCACAGCCCCACTCGCAACGCCACGCGCGACGCCACGACTTACTACTACCGCGGTGGTAGCAACTACACCCAACGTTAATCTTAATATCACATCGCAAGCACTTACCAACCGCACCGCTGCGGCGACCGCTGCCTTCGCTACGGTTGCAACAAACGATTCCCGTGCGGCGTCACACAGTGCCGAAACCATTGTCGCGGCGGCAGCGGTCGCAACCGCAATCGCTAAAAAAGCCGCCGCTGTCTGTGCTTCTGCACTAGCAACGCGTGCCGCGGCGATGACTGCGGTAGAGGCGGCAGTTATGGCGGCGGCGGCGGTAGCCGTGATGAACTTGGATAGTTCACAAAAGACCGACACTGCCACCAGCGTGGTGGAAGAGAGCCTCTAAACCGGAGGAGCTTGCTCGATCGACCAAGTCGATAGCATCAGGGTCCACAGCTCGGCTCGTCCCCACACCTGAAGGTCCGCTCGTCCCCGCACCCGAAGGTCCACTCGTCACCGCACCCGAAGAAGGTCCGCTCGCCCCCGCACCCGAAGAAGGTCCGCTCGCCCCCGCACCCGAAGGGGGCTTGTTTAACGGCTTTTGAAAAAACAAGTCGTTAGTAGCGTGTTTTTATTCTCTGTAATAGTAAATGAGTTTTAAAGAGTTGAATGCAACGTTTGGTGTTACATCTTCTTCTTTTCAAACAAATGATTTGGGTGTATCCGGTTCAGCATCTATCAATGTTTTAGAAACCGCAAAAACAACCGTGATAAACGAGCTAGTATTTCGTCCAAGTGCTGTTCCAGGTCACGTGTTAACCGCAATCGATACCACGGGCGCCGTACACTGGGCTCCGAGCACAGGAGGAGGACAAACCGGGGCGACGGGACCCACGGGAGAGACCGGAGCCACGGGGGCAACGGGACCCACGGGCGCCACGGGCGCGGGAGTTGCCGGACCCACGGGCGCAACGGGTGCAACGGGCGCAACGGGACCCACGGGCGCAACGGGTGCAACGGGACCCACGGGCGCAACGGGACCCACGGGCGCAACGGGTGCAACGGGACCCACGGGCGCAACGGGACCCACGGGCGCAACGGGTGCAACGGGACCCACGGGCGCAACGGGTGCAACGGGAGAGACCGGAGCAACGGGTGCAACGGGACCCACGGGTGCAACGGGCGCAACGGGTGCAACGGGACCCACGGGCGCAACGGGTGCAACGGGAGAGACCGGAGCAACGGGTGCAACGGGGGCAACCGGGACAGTACAGCTAGGTAACGTGGCACGCGTTGATGCGGTTTACGGTAGTGATCTAACCGGCAGTATCGGCGGCTCCGCGTTTCTCACGATCCAAGCCGCGATCACCGCGGTCGGGGCAACACCCGGGCTCACGATCTGGGTTTTTCCTGGAACTCATACCCTGACGGCGGGAATCACGCTCCCTAACGGAACCGCCCTGAGGGGTTTGAACACACAGACGTGCACGGTCCAGATGACAGGGGTGGCCGCCAATACAACCCTTTTAACCATGGGCGAAAACTGTCGCGTCGAAGACTTGACTCTGCTCTTAACCTCTTCCGGACATTTTAACCTGGTTGGCATCCACTTGGGCGGCACGTCGTCAGTAACCGCCAAATTGAGGACGTGCGTGCTTTCCGTGAACAACTCGACGGCGCCGACCGCCGGCAGCAGCAACGTGTACGGCGTTCTGTCCGATGGAACCGGAACGCTTGGAAGCGCGAGCTTCTCCTTCAACTCGCTAAAAGGTTCCACGATAAACGTGTACTCCAACGGCGGCGGAAACAAGCGCGGCATTTTGATCAACAGCTCCAACATCGTGACCGTGCGCGACCTCAACGTTTACGTCGCACCTCCCGTTGACGTGACGTCCGCGGGGATCTACGTCGGCGTCGAAACGGCAGACCCCGCCAATCTCGGATCGATCCAACTCCGGAGCGCGACGGTGGGCACAACACCGCCGGTGTACGTCGCGTCACCCGGGACGATTCAACTGTACACCGCAAACGACATACTACAGACAAACCCCTCCACCGTTACCGATCCAACGTATCTCGCCTCGCCCGGAATTCAACTCGGACCCGGCGTTGATCTTGTTTCAAAAACAAGTGGCGGTCGCACCTTTTCGTCCTACATGTATCCTCAAACCATCTACTGGGGGTTGCGAGGGGACATTACAGCCGGTACGTCGGGTTTTATGTGGCCAGGGACGACACTGGTGACGGCCAATGGTGTTTTTCCGGACGCGTCGGGTGTCGTTGGAACCTTTTTTGTGATCGCGACGGCTTACAGCACGGGAGGTTCGACTCAAGGTCAGATCACGTTGACGTCGTCCGCGGGCATCGCGTTGAACATGCCGGTCGTTTTAGACGCCACGTGGGGACCTTTCACCGGCGGCACAACTTACTTCGTGTTTTCGATCGTAGACACGACAACGATACTGTTAACGGCGACGTATACGGGGGTCACGGCGATCACAACACCGACGGTCGCGACGGGATCCGCCAACCTGACCGTCTACTCCAACATTTCGATAACCGCCACCGCAGTCGACGCGTCGAACCAAATCACGTGTATCACCCCGGCCGGATTTAGTTTGCAGGTCGGGTATCCGATCGTGTTTTCCAACTTCCTGGGCTACATCTCTCCCTCCGTCGTCTACTACGTGTTTTCGGTTGTCAGTCCCACGATCTTTACGGTATCCGCGACGCTCGGTGGTGGCATCTTTACAACCGGCGTCCAAACCTTGACGACGTCCAGCGGGCTGACGAGCGCACTCGCGTCTACGGCGATCGTGGTCGCGGTGAGCTGGATCGCAAACGGTGAGATAACTATCACCGGAACCGGGCGCCCGTGTTTATTTATGGTCACCGGCATGCCCGTGGTGTTCACGACCAGTTTCGGCGGCGCGGGTGGGATCGTGGCGGGGACGAAGTACTACGTCCTCACCGTAAGCGGCCCGGCGGGTCATACGGCGTTCAAGGTAACAACCACGTTTAAGGGGTCGACGGCGGTGACGCTAACCGCGGGGTCGGGTAGTATCCGCGCCGCCGTGTCAACGCTGTACAGCCCTCCGGCGTACTACCGGATTCAACAGCCCTTTATTCTAAGCGGGATAGTGACGGCCTTGAACTCACCGGCAAACCGGCTCTCTACGCCGAGTACTTCGTTGTCACTGACCGTGTATCGGACCGCGGGTGGCGCGGACCTCCAACGAGGACTTACGATCGTCCCCTCGTACACGCAAACGTACAACGACGCAACCACGGTAGTACAAACGTACTTTAATTCCGCACAAATATTTGGAGTGAATGATCGCATTCACGTGTACTTAACGTACGTAGGAAGCACGACGGCCAGCGATCTAACGGTGCAACTTGACTTTCTGTAAAAACTCGACTCGACGTAAAAAGGTTTGTAACACTTTTTTTTTGTAACTATAATAAACAAAACGTCTTCATCGTAACTATGTCGCTGCTAAAAGAAATCTCGAGCCAAATCGGCACCTTTGAAAAAATCGTTCATTGGCCTGCACAACGCTGGCGGCGACTAAGCTCTCGCCCTGAATGGTGCCCGCGGTAATGCCCGCGCCTGAGAGGACCGGTGCCGACGAAAACGTTTTGATTCCCAACACCGTCTGCGCCGAGCTCACGTCGACGTAGCCGTTGGCTACTTTCAATTGCGTAACGCCGCTGTCTGCCAACTGTGCCGTGTTGACTGACGCGGCCACCAAGCTCGCACCGGGAATCGTTGCCGCCGCAATGTTGGCCCCCGACATCGTCGGCGCGGTGTCAAACGACGCGGCTCCGGTAACCGCGATGCCGCCGTTCGCGCTGAGCAGTCCACCGACAGTCGCTGTAGTGGTGACCCCCAAACTGTTCGCGGTAAAGGCGGCGTTGTCTACGCCCGCGCCCGTGATCGTGAGCGACGCCACGGTGGTGGCCCCGGCGTTAAGTGTTCCGGTTACGCTTGCGTTGCCCCCCACTGTAAGGGAGGCGCACGACTCGCTTCCGCTGTTTGCGATCCCGGCGAAGTTTTGAGGCACGGAAAAAGTGTTGGTGGTTGAAAAAATCCCAGCCACGACGTTCAGGGTATCCTGGGCATGAGCCGGCGGTTTGATAAAAGGGAGAATTGTCGACGATACACACTACAAAATAAAAAGTACACGAACGACACCGGTGGCTGCTTGCATCATTAGATCAAATCGTATTGTTTTCTAGGTGAAAGTATAAAATCGAATGACGAGTAGAAGTATTTTCAATCCTAGAGTCATCGGACCTAGGTGAAGGGTACGCGTTCGCGTCCAGCCGATGGAAGTGTTTCATAAAAACAAACTACGCACATGTTAGATAAAAACTACGACCATCCCATGGTGGAAGTAGAAGAAATACCGGAACACCCAGTTCCTGCGCCAAGTTCGGGTGCAAACATCGCGCCGTGTGGTCCAACCCTGTGTTTGAACATGATCGTCCGGCAAGAGGGCCGAATCATTGAGCGGTGTTTAACGGCTCTGGTTGGCGTTGTGCACGAGTACGCGATACTGGACACCGGGTCAACCGACGACACGGTTGCGAAAATCCAGGCGTTTGGGTCTCTGACAGGTGTCACCGGCACCAAACCGTTCCACAACTTTGAGCAGGCACGCAACGCCGCGCTAAAGTTGGCACGTGCAACAACCTGTTCGCACGTGCTCCTGCTCGACGCCGACATGGTGCTGGTCATCGTCGATCGAGCAAAACTGGACGCGTTGCTGGCCACCCCGACGCCTTCGGTGTTCCACGTGATTCAGTGCCACAAAAACTTGGAGTACTTCAACGCCCGGATCGTGGCGACGCCCCTGTTACCGGAAACCAGGTACGTAGGCGTGACGCACGAGTACCTGGACACGCCGGCACAGTACGCGCGAGTGGAAGTCCCCAAGAGCGTGGCGTACATCACAGACGTGAGCGACGGCGGGTGCAAACACGACAAGTTTGTGCGTGATATTCGACTGCTCTCCGCCGCGTTTGCGGACTCGGGCGAGACGCACGGCAACCGCGCGCGCTACTGTTTTTACCTCGCGCAGAGTTACCGGGATTGCGGGAACGTGGAGAAGGCCGTCGAGTTTTACACCTTGAGGGCAGCGATGACGGGTACGTGGGTGCAGGAGGTGTGCTACAGTTTCCTGGCGTTGCTGCACATCGCGTTGGCGGCGAATAACGAAACACGGGCACTCGAACTCGTTGCAAGTATTGCGGCTACGGGAGTGAAGCGGCCGGAAGGTTACCACGCGGTGTGCAGCTACTACTCGAAAATAGGTCGACACGCCGACGCGATGAAGTTTTTGACGCTTGCGCACCAGAACGTGCCCGGCGGGAGTGAAGCGATCCCGTTGTTTTACGACGTGTCAATCGCCCGACACGTGTTGCGCTACGAGGCCACGATTTTGTTCTGGTACTTTGGGGACGGCTGGTGGCGACTACGTGCCAAGGCGTTGTGTGAAGATCTTCTCGCGGATCCAACTTTTCCGACCCACTTGCGCTCGGTCGTACTCAACAACTATAACTTACATTATAAGATGCTTTGAAACAACAATAAAACAACAATAAAAATTAGTTAGTTTATTTGTTACGTTATAATTTTTGCAAAGTTAGACCACACCACTTCATCGTCCGGGTTCGCGCTTTGGTACACCGCCACCAGCTTGTTCAGTTCGAGCGTCGCCGTTTCGCGGGTCATGCACCCGGTAAGTATAGGACGGCAAACAATAAAAGCTCCATGTGTCGTTATGTTTTTTGTATTTGTTTGTTACACCCATATGGGCATACAGGGCTTGTAGAAATCCATGTCGTTATACATTCCAAATGAAATATGTGCGTACTATGACATTTTAAAGATACAACTTGTTTACATGCGTCAAACGAATCTAAACAAATACAGCACGTATGTTCTCCTAGAACTATGTTTGACTCCACTGGCACCATCACCACGGGGCGCTCCTCGTATTCGCTGATCATTATTGGAACATCATCCTCGCGATCCAGCACAAAATGGTTGGAGTCTACATAAGCGTCTCGCGATTCCCGCACATCCGAGTCCTCGGCGTCCTCGGCGTCCTCTACATCGTCCCACTGGTCGTCAGGTGCCCACTGCTCGGCACTTGACGTAGAAGTTCTATCGCTATCAGCGTCCATCATCGTGTTCATGTGGCGTGTATACGTGAAATCATTCTCACTAGTATTACATGGGGTGTACGCAAAGTTGCGGTCGCACTCCACACATATGTTCGCATCCAAATTATACGGCAGCGAGTGAAACGGACATATTATTTGGTCACACTGTGTACACTGTTTAAACTGAACTACAGTTTCCATAGCACCCGACAACAACGGCTCATGCAAACAGTGCACGCAAATGTCCGAATTATAATGTTGCTCGTCCAAGTTACAAAAACAAAACACGCACTGGGTCAACATGTGTGTCAAAAGAAACGTGCACTCACAATCCACAAATGCACACTTACGCCCACACACACACTCTCACGAACCCCCCCCATTTGACTACAAAAAAAAATTATTCACACATGTTTTAATATCGCTATTAAATAAACTAACATTCATGTTAATTGTAATAATACTTTTATCAATAGTATGCGTTTTATGGCTAACCGTCGTTTCTTCTGCGATTGTGTCGATTGTAACCGACAAGGATAAGCCCATAGAACCCAATGAGCCTGTCGAACCCGATGGCGATAAGTTATACGGGTGTGCAAAAGATGCTGCAAACGAAGACGCCCCATATTCGTGTCAACTAATGACATCTAAAGAAGGTGGTCAATGGAAATCTAAAGAGGAGTGTAGATGCTGGAAATGCGCCGGACCGAGCTGCGTTGCAGTCACCGATCCACATCAAAAGGGTTTGTTTAACACGTGTTCCACCTGTGCATACTCTTGCACATCATGAACTTTGGGCGACAGCCGCGCATCACAATTCGCACATGTTGTCGGTACGTCGACGACGAGCGGCACAACAGTAGTATACGCGTTTTGTCGAACCAACACCGGAGGCGTCGGAAACATCCTCATGGTTTCGACACAATACTCGACACAGGGGGGGCACAGCGGAGTCAGCGGCCAATTAGTCTCTCTGCGGATCACGTGCTCCATTTCTTTTGTTTATATTAAAAAAAAATAAATAAAAGATTTAAATTTATTCTATACACGGGGGAAAAAAATAACATTACTTCATTGTCGTCACAACTAAAACGTATGGAGACTTTGTATGCGTTTACCACGGACGGGTTTTTGATATTCCCCGAAAACGCCATTCAGGGCAAAGACTACGTTTGCAGGCCATGCGGTAAATACCTCGTCGTTTGCCAGAAACCAGGCACAAAACGAAGTGTGGCGCCAGACAGCAGTGAAAGCGAGATCGACGGTAGTGGTAACGGCAACACGGACGAGGCGAGGAACGGTTGCTATTTTCGACACTATCCCGGGGAAGCTGAAGGGTGTCCTGGAAACCCGGGGTACACGTCTGCATCTACGCACGACTACTACGGACTCTTGCAAAAACACGCGGAGCGCGACGGCTGTACATTTATCCTTGGGTGTTCGAGCTGCGAGAACGACGTGCCGTTGCCCTATACGATAAATAACAGGCGCAACTTCAATTCAACATACGGCGCCATCGCCGAACTTTCAATTCGGCAACAAACATACCGGATAAAAGCCCTTGTGGACTGCCCCACCATTCACCCGACGCAGTGCGAGTTGTGTTCTTTACTCCGCGAACTCGAAACTGTGGTCGACGCTGTAGTTGAACCCGTGGTCGACGCCGTGGTTGAGGTAACTACTGCTGTGGTTGAGGTAACTACTGCTGTGGTTGAGGTAACTACTGCTGTGGTTGAGGTAACTACTGCTGTGGTTGAGGTAACTACTGCCGTTGAGGCCCCCGAAGATGCGCATCCCGTAAACTCCACGCACACGATGCAACAAGTTCTGAACATACGACCCGCAATCGTCACTGATCCCGACGTGTTTTTCCCCGTCGCGGCACCGCTGCTCTTCCAGATTCTCGAAGTGCGTGTGGAGAACTGTGCCGCGCCGGACTTTGATCTCAGCAACGCCACCGGCGGCATGGACGTGCGGTCGCTCTTCTCCAACTCGCTATACGAATCTCACGGCACAGAGGATGCGGCGACCCGACGCTTCTTCAACAACAAGGGACCCTGCATCGTCTACGTCTTCGGCATCAACACAGTGGGACAAAGTCTATGTGTCGCCGTCACCGGATTCCGACCCTGGTTCTTCATCGAGATGACTCGCACCGTCGACAAAACGTTCATCAACCGGTTCTGTGCTGACCTTGTCCGGGAAATACGCACCGACGCAGTCACCGTCGACTTTGTGCAACGCAAAAAAGTCTACGGCTGGATCCCGGAGTCCACCACCAATGTTACCCAAGTCAGGAACTTCACCTTTGCGCGAATTTGTGTCGCCAACATTTCCGCGCTCCGAGCCGTGGCCGCGCTGATCGACCTGCATAATCTGCGGCTCAAGAACACCTCCGAGCTGTCGGCCGACGACCGCAAAAAGCTCAGCAACAAGAAGCCGGTGCCTTCGTCTCTCATGGGATTACGTGAAAAACTCATCGTATCAGAGACAAAGGTGCAGGCCTCCGAAAAGTTCCTGGCGTCGCACGGCCTCACACCGTCCGGGTGGGCACAGGTGGACGTGTACGAAGACGTCGCGCTGCAGAACCGTGTGACCGTCTCGCAGATTGAGGCTACCTGTTCTTTCGGCGAGATGAAACATGTCACCGTGAACCAACTGGCTCCGTTGATCATTGCAGCTGTTGACATTGAGGTACAGAGTTCAGACTACCGGTCGTTCCCCGAGGCGAAGAACCCTGGCGATGCGTGCACGTTCATCGGCACCACCTTCTGGCGCTACGGCGACAAGCACCCGTGCCTCAAGGTCATGCAGGTGCTGGGCACGTGCGACCCCGTCGACGGCATCATGATCGAGAGCTACCGCACGGAAGAGGAGTTGTTGCTCGCGTGGAGGGACTTGATCGTGGTGCGAGCAAACCCCGACCAGATTGTGTCGTACAACGGCACCGGCTTCGACTTTGCGTACCTCGCCGCCAGACACGAGCTGCTACAGGCGGAGCGCATCAAGCAGAAAAACATTTACTACTCGCGCTTCTACCACCTCGGCCGCTTCTTGTTCCAGGCCGGCAAACTTGCAACGCGCGACGTGTCCTCCGCCGGAATGGGCCAGAACGAGATCAGCGAGTTCCCCATGCACGGACGACTGCAAATGGACCTGTTCCAGTACGTCAAAACCAGCCAGAAGTTGAGCAGCTACAAACTGGACGACGTGTGCAAAGAGTTTCTGGGAGACACGGCGCACTCCAAGGTGGTGCTGCACTTCCCCGGCTGGGTGGAGCACCAGGCCACCAGCGCATGCCAGAAGATCAGCGCGTCCGCCGACCAGGTGTTGGCGCTCGCGGACGCAGCGGCTGTCCCCACCCTCGCCTCTCTCCGTGAACTCTGTCTGGCGAAGTGCGAAGACACTCTACAGGCCTGCGCCCACGAGCCACCACCTAAACGCGGCGGCAGCCCTACAGGTGGTAGTACCGGACGGGACGTCTTGGATGATGTTTTGGATGATGTTTTAGATGATCACGATGCAGGCGAGGACGCGGGCAGTGGTGATGGTGGTAGTGACGCGGAGCGCAAGGCGGGACTCATTCATGCGCACCTGCAAGACGCGCAGCACCTTCTGGGACGCATGGTGGAGCTGCTCAACGACCACGCAACGCAGGACGAGGTGCAGGAGGTCATGTACGCGCACGTCCAACCAGCGCTGGACGCCAGCGGGCCCGACAACTACAGGAAACTCTTCCGCATGTACGAGTGCTCCTCGGCGCACCGGGCGGCGATCGCGCTCTACTGCCAGGTGGACTGCGACCTCGTCCTCTACCTCATGGACCGCATCAACGTGCTGCCCAACATGGCGCAGATGTCCCAAGTCACCTACACGCTCCTCAACGACATCTCCAGCCGCGGCCAGCAGATCAAGACCTTCAACCTCATCGCGCGCCACTGCTTCCGCGGCGACTACGTGATGAACTTCTGCAGCGTCGGCTGGGACGCCGCCGCCGAGTACGAGGGCGCCACCGTGCTGGAGCCCGTCCTCGGCTACTACGAGCGACCCGTCGTCACGCTAGACTTCGCCTCACTGTACCCGTCCATCATGCAGGCGTACAACTTGTGCTTCTCCTCCATTGTTCTCGACGAGCAGTACGCCAACCTGGAGGGCGCCAAGTACGGCCGCTACGACATCGCCGGCAAGGTCTGGACCTTCCAGGAGCATCACAAGGGACTCCTGCCCCAAATTCTGGAGTTTCTGGTGAACGAGCGGCGGGCGTGCAAGAAGGAGATGAAGCGGTTCGAGAAGGGCTCGCTGGACTACAAGCTCGCCGACGGCAAGCAGTTGGCGCTCAAGGTGTCGTGCAACTCGGTGTACGGCTTCACCGGCGCCATGAACCACGGCATGTTCCCCTGCATGCCCGTTGCCGTGGCCACCACCTACAACGGTCGCGAGCTCATTCAGCAGACCAAACTGTTCATGGAGACCAACTACGGCGCCACGGTCATTTACGGCGATACGGACAGCGTCATGGTGCAGTTCCCCGGCGTCGACACGGTGCCCGCGGCGTTCGAAATCGCGGCGCGCGCGGCGAAGCACTGCACCTCCACCTTCCGCGACGTGCTGTCTCTCGAATTTGAAAAGGTGTACTGCCCGTACCTGCTCATCCGCAAGAAGCACTACGCGGGCATGAAGTACGAGGACAACCCGGATCACGCGCCAGCGCTGGACGCCAAGGGACTGGCGCTGGTGCGGCGCGACAACTGCCTCATGGTGCGCACCACGATGCGTCAGATTCTAAACGCCACCATGCGCGACCGCAAGCCGTTGGAGGCGTACGAGATCGTGCGCGCGCAGATCAACAGGCTGGTGGAGCGTCAGGTGGACCTGAGCGAGCTGCAGATCAGCAACTGTTTGCGCAAGGACCTGCAGACGGATCACCACCCGCACGTGCAGGTGGTCAAGAACATGGTGGCGCGACACTCGTTCGGTGTTCCTCGCGTCGGCGACCGCGTGCCTTATGTTATCGTGGAGGGCGCGAAGAAAAGCAACATTTACGAGCGCGCCGAGCACCCCAAGTTCGTGCAGGACACGGGGCTGAAGATCGACCTGGAGTACTACCTGCGCAACCAGCTGCAGCAGCGACTGGAGAAGGTGTTGGCGCCGCTGCCCATTCCCTCTGTGACCACGCTGTTCGACAACGCATCGCGCGAGATCGATCGTCGACGCATGGGCCTGCGCCGCCTCGACACCATTTTCCATCGCATCGAGCAGCCCGCCACGACCCCCCGACTGGTGCGCGCGGTGGTACCGGTGACACCGGCTCTTGCGCGTAGCGTTCAAAACACGTTGTTCGGCAGCAGCGCCGTTGTCGCGGTCGCTAAAAAGGCGGCGAGCAAGAAACGAGGCGCCCCCACAGCGCTGCCGGCGCGTAAAATCACCGACTTTCTTCATTTTTCTAGTGACCAATCTAGACACCACCCGTCGTAATAATAATAATAGTATCCACTTTACAATCTCATTTATTGTGACAACGTGTGCGTGACTACGGGCACGCCGTCAAGTGCGTGTTTACGGGCACTACTACTGGCGTCAACGTGTGCGTGACTACGGGCACTACTACCGGCGTCAACGTGTGCGTGACTACAGGCACGCCGTCAAGTGCGTGTTTACCGGCACTACTACTGGCGTCAACGTGTGCGTGACTACGGGCACTACTACCGGCGTCAACGTGTGCGTGACTACGGGCACTACTACCGGCGTCAACGTGTGCGTGACTACGGGCACTACTACCGGCGTCAACGTGTGCGTGACTACGAGCGGCACATCAGCGGCGGGCGGCGAGCGGGACGTCCACTTGGTTAGCGTCATGACGCGTCGTAGTTTGGCCATGCGACCGGTGACGCCGCCCTTTCCTCGCGTGTGGTGCATGGCCCACTCGAACATGAGCGCCTCGCTGCGGCTTCTGAACCCCGTAATAGTGGCGGCCACGCTCCACGGCCGCGCGTGTTTGGTGCTCTTGGCGCCGCCGCATATTTCGCCGTTGTGTTGACGTAAGCGTCTGTGGAGGTTGTTGGTAATACCGACGTATGTTTTTTTGTGGTCGGACGATGACAGTATGTAACACAAGTAGTCCGTCATCACACACGCGTTGTTTATTATTTATCCAAGAGAGAAACTACTACTACTCCATCCACTTCCTTATCAATCCACTCATCGCACTACTCCATCCACTCATGCTTGACAAAAAAAATCTACCGTGTTAGATAAACAACACACATGACGAAAAAAGCACAAGTCAAAAAAAGTACGGGTAGACGCTCGATCAAACGAAGCAAACGCCAGGTTAAACAACGTCGATCGACACCCCGCTCATCGAAGCGCGGCTCTGCCAAACACCGCAGCCGAAGATCCCATCACCGTAGTGTGCGCGGCGGTGGCACGTTAGGTAATGTGACGGGTGTAGGTACGGTTGGATCCGTGGGTATTGGTACTTATATTTATTATCTACGTGACCAGAGACAAAAAGATATAAAAAAAGCTATTAAAAAATTTAAAGAAATCTATCAACTTGACGTTTCTACTCAAAGTAATTTCGCTAAAAACAGCATTGCGGATATCATTTTTAACGGATATGGGTGCCAATTTGTAGAACGTGAAAGAAATCGTTTAACTGCGTTTTTACACTCAGACACTTACGATAAAGATTTGGAGAATGGCTTACTGGAGTATAACTTTAAGAAAAATGGTCAAGATTCAATTCTTATGCTTTGCAGTGCAATGACTGAAACTCAATTCCTATTAGCCTTAATAGCATTGTATATTAAAGACTGTGGTTTCGCAACAGCTTTGTATATTTGTGGAAAAGTAAATGGAAATCTAAGTTTTAAGTATATGGAGAAAGAATTTGAATTTCTTCGTAAAAACTTCAACGTAGTATCCTTGTATGTACCGGAAAAACAAGCGTTTATTACAAAGTACACCAGTTTATACAAGATAGCTCAATTCATGAATGAAGAAGTAAGACAAATCGACTACAGAGAACAGGTAGAAAAACATCATACTGTAACCGACGAGGCTAGTTATTTGTTTGACAGTATTAACGAGATAAATGAAATTAAAACTTTAAATTGTTTCATTACGCCGGGTGCTTATGATGACTACCTCAGCGTCAGCGTTAGACATTCTTAATTTTCCGGTACAGATTGATGAGCTGTGTGGCCGCATCATGGACGTTGCGGATCTGGCGGGTGCCGTTGGATTCGGCGGGTGCGGTGCCGTACGTGTCCGTGAACAGCACATTACCCAGCACGGCGTGCAGCAACCGCGTTTTCCTCTGCTTCCCCACCATCGGCAGCATTTGGGCGTGCAACATCTTAAGCAGTCGCAAGTCGTGGCTTTTGTTGGGCAACGTGCTGTTGATGTAGTAGTCGGCCGCGTTATGCGTCTCGTCCTCGCTGCGCAGCCAGCCGAACCCCACAATGTCGCCGCACTTCCCGCTTTCCGCGCGGTTACACTCCTTGGCCTTGCACACCCCCTTGTACACAAACGACGAGCAGAGCGAGGCATGCGTCGGGTCTTTGAAGAAGCACCGCCCGTAATCGATGATTTTGGCCGTGAA